GGCAAATACCTCTACCAGTTTGATTGAGACTTTTAGGGCCGAAAATTACAGACTGCTCTCTGGTTCATACGACGCTCAGTCGGACGTCACCGACCCCGCAAACATTTGGGACTCTAGCGTCCACATGCTCGCCGCTCAGGGTTATTCAGACGGTCTACAGTTCTTCAATCAACAATTGCTGTCTCCTAAGAACACTCTCGCCGGGGGAGACTTCTCTTCGCTCTCTAACGCCCCCACGGGCAACCCTGACTACTCCAGTGTCACAGGCAAGAGGACTTTCTACAGGTGGTTCCGAAACACGACGGGCTCTTCGCAGTATGATTTGTCTCTCTCAATGAATGGCTCCTCCACGATAGTACCTAACTCCATGGCTCTTGGAAGCGGTAACTTGAGAGTCTATGTGAAGATACCTGAAAAGACAGGCTGGATGGACGTCGCTCTTCCCTACGTCTTCGGAGCAGCTTACACAGACAATGCAGGTCTTCACACGAGCAACGGCATCCTGTCTTTCGACAACACGCTCCCCGCGATCAATTTTTTAAATCTTGGAAATCTCTCCATAGCCAACAACGAATACATTGTCCTGAAAATTGAAGCCGACTCTTCGTGGACAGGAAACGTCTCTCTGATCACTGTTAATATTGGCGCAGGCATAGGAACGCTGGAGCCGGTGCCGGACCTCGACAACATAGACTGCGACGCCGCTGGCATCACTGCAAGACTTTCTTTCGGCTCTTCAAAGTCTATAACGGGCTACACGAATTCTTTTACGACAGCTGGCTTCTCAGCCGTCGACCTAAATGAATCCTACGGAGTGGGAACTTCTGGGAACAATCTCAGGAGAGGAGTCTTCTCGACGGTGGTCAACATCGAAGGAGACCTCAACGAGTCTGTTGTGTCTCCTGGGAACGATCACGTCAACAACGCTTTCTCTGACGCTGACACAGGCACGCTAAGACTCGAAGTCAACGGATCTACAATACAGACTCTTGACCTCTCATCGTTCACGGGAACAGGGGCACCTGGTGCAGGTACCGCTTCCAGTCTCAATGCCAATTCATCCGGCTTCATAAGCGTGAGCACGTGGAGTCCTGGTCTTTTTGACAACGGTGTCCCCAGGTACTCAGAGAGACAGAGGACTGCAAGATACAGAGTGACTCCTGCGGACCAGAGAGACGGTTGGAACTACTTGAGAGTGGTTCATGCGATAGGAGGAGTGGATAGAGTCACCAACTACGTCGAGTGGATCAACGCGCCTGAAGGCAATGCTCTTTCTTCTGCGGGCAATGCGATGAGCATCTTTGGAGACGACTCTTTCTCCTACTTGAGTGGCGTCAAGTATTTCAACTCACCATCAGGAAGCATCTTCACGAGAGTCTCAAACATCTATAGGAACGTCTACACCGACAGTGCTTCGGCCGTCTCATTCTCGTCTTTGAGCAACGCGACTGCTGCAAGCATCGTTCAGTCGGGCGCCGGAATAACTTCGACGAAGACCACAAACGGAGCAGCTGCAAGTCTGCAGACGCTAAACACGTCGACTGACAGTCAGAACGAAGTCCTCCACGTCACAGGAACGATCAACTTCACGCTCGCGAAATCTTTGCCGGGCACGTGGACTACTGCGCATGGGTGCGCCGGCGCGATGACATTTCAACACCCGTACAAATCTTCTCTGACGACTCCTACTCAGACTACGACCAAGCTCCTCGTCTGGTCACCTTCAGACACCAGCAATGCAAATACTGCTGAAGAATTCACAGGAGAGGCTTACAGGGTAATAGAGGCCACATATAATTCTTCTACGACTCAGTCTGTATTGACCAATGGAACGAGGACCTGGAATTCTCAGAGAAGCATGAACGACCAGTCCAACTATCCTGAACATGCTACAGGTCTCCTGGTATACGACACCTACCTCGTGTCGCCCACAAAGGGAGGAGAGAGCGGAGACTTTAGGAACCACAAGGAGGGAGGTTCCATAGAATCGCCTGCAGGAAACGTCAACTATGCATCTCTAACCAACTCTACGAGGAATTACTACAGGACCTTCTTGAACAACACTTCAGGAGACGCAAATAGGATAAGAATATACCTCTATGGCGACGCAGTGTGGAAGGCAAAGACCGGTCCTAATGCAGGAGCTCTAAGCGCAAATAAGAACATATGGGTCCACGTGGGCATACCGGGCAAGTGTGGTCTTCTCGACTCTGGATCACCTACTCAAGGCGATTCTAACTTCAATGAAGACGATGGAGCTCTCGTCGGAACATTCAGCTCTAATGTGACTTCTTCTGGTGTCAACAACTTGTTCACTTTCAACGGCGCAGCGGCCAGGGGAACTGCTTCGGTCACAGGTTCTCCTGAGAGAATAGTGTTGAGAATAACTGCCTCCAAGGACTGGACGGGTTATTTGGATAGAATTGTGATAGTCTGGGGCGGTTAAAGAAATGGCACTAAAGACAGATACCACAATAAGCCTTTTCTCCCAGAAGAAGCTCCTGGGAAAAGCTCACACGTCCAACAAGAAACTTGACGGTGAGGAGGTCATCGGTTCGAACATTCAGACCTCCACGGGCCTGGTCTTCGGCGAGCCTATTCCGACTTCACCTGCTCGTAATCTTTATCAGCTGCAAGGTGCCCTCGGATCTGCAAACACCGTCGAGTACATACAGTTCGTCTTAGAGCCAATAGACGGAACTGCATACGATGCGAATGATTTGGGCGGCGGAAGCGGCAGCGATGCAGGAGAGTCGTCTCAGGAAGCTGGCACGCACGGTTACGCATTCAGACTACCGTCGAACTATCAGACACTGACCTCTAATCCCAGGGCAGGCAACGGATCTTTCAACAACGCCAAGATCATCCACGAGACTCTCGGAACAGTTCAACTTGTTCCTCCGTTCTTTGGAACAGCACCGAATCCTTACATTGTCAAAATTTACAAGGACGACGGCGCCGGAGGTCTTGGAGCAGAGATACCCCTCCTCGACGACGTCGACTGGAGCGTCGACTACTACAACGGCATCCTCTTCGTCCAGGACTACAATTCGTCTGTCGTTCCAAAGTTCGCTCGTGCCTTCGCCTACATCGGCAAGATGTCTAGCGAAGTGATCGGAGCAGGAGGAGGAGGAGGAACAACATACGCGACGAACGTCCTCCTTGAGACATCCTGGATGGAAGTTCCTACAGGAGATGTGAACTCAGTAAACATGTTGTTTGATCTTGCCGAGAAGCCTGAGCCTTCAACGGCACTTCAGCTCTACGTCAACGGCGTCCTCCAACGCCAAGGTGCATCTTTCGACTACACGATAGGTGATAAGCGGATAGTCATGAACTATGCGCCGCCGGACGGCTCACACCTCATGGCAACTTATCCCTATGTGTACTATCTTCCAACTTCGACACAATGGGCAGAAGTTCCTGTGGGTCTCACGAACGGAGTAAACTACTCCTTCACAATCTCAAACACGCCGAGTCCGAAAGAGGCACTCATGTTGTTCGTCAACGGTGTCCTTCAGCGGCAAGGCCCAGGTGCCGACTATGAATTCGACATCGTTACGAACACGATAACGTTGTACTTCATCCCACCGATTGGTTCTTCTTTGTTGACGACGTATCCTTACTAAATCATCAACAATTATTCTTTAAATTCCCGTTGTCTTAATAATTAAGCACGAGTCGTAAACTCAGGAGAAAGCCATGGCACGTACTTTTATTAGGCAAAGCGATCAGATCTCAAAATCAGATACATACAATGATGCTGTCGACACAGATCACTCCGAGGCCACGTGGGAGATTAACACTGTTGATCTCGAGCAAGATCTCAACTATCTACGCACACAGGTGAACAGGATACTCAACGCTGATGGCTCAGGAGCAGGCGACATCCGCGCGGGCGGAAAGTGGTACAACTCTATCGTTGCACCCTCTAGCTTCAGCATAGACAACGTCTCCAAGAAGCGCGGCGTCTCCACGCTGAACAGCGACCTCCACGCCCTCGAACGTAAGAGAGTCCTCACCAGCTTCGTCAGCCTTGAGGACGTGACAGTCCCCGCTGCACAGAACTGGGTCGTCCTCGCAGCCGACAAGCTTCCTTCTTCAAATGCGATTGCTCGCAGCGTGGCAGTCGGTATTACGGAGCACACAGGATCTGTCGCCGCACACGTAGCCAGCATCGATGCACACTCTCTGAACGAGGTCGCAGGCGCCACTGATATCAGCCCGAAGAACCTCGTGGCCCTCGTCTCTGGATCCAACAGAGATCCAATTCTCTCCGGCAGCAACGTCATCTACGGTCTCTTCCAGACTGAAGTGGCGGACAGCGGCGGCGGTTATTTGGGAGGCTCTTCTCCTAACCGCGCTCAGATCTCTTTCGTCACGGTCAACGCCGCCGGCGACAACCTCGAGGCATGTGCTCCTGCCGCAATCGCAGGTCAAGTCATCAACTACATCCTGCCCGTCAGGAAGGCACTCAAGGACCTCAGCGAGCAGGACTTCCTCCGCGGTGCAGAGATCGACGTTCCATCGACAACTTCTACTTCTCGTAAGAGCGGATACGACAACCAGGGAGAGACAGCTTTCACGATCAACAGTAACGCGGAGCTCAATCTCGGCGGAACTTATTCCTGGGAGATCGGTGATAAAGATAGCGCAACACTCTTCAAGATTACAGAAGGTGCTGAAACTGGAACATCGACTGTTCTTGTTGATCAAGATGTTGACACATTCCAAGTCAAAGCCGGGTTAAACGTCTTCGACAAGGGTATCACAGTTGCCGAGACGACAACAGACATCAAGCTCGGCGTCAATGCAGGAGTCATAGAGACACTCGCGGGCAACGACCTCATCCTCCTCGGCGCCCGTGAGATGTTCTTTGACGACGGAAATCAAGCAGCATCAACATGGACAGAGGCAAACGGAATCAAGCTTTCCGACACAGCACTTGAGTGGACAACGTTCTCTGGTTCGTTCGGAGAAGTTTCACTCCTTAAGGCGATCTACCAGTCGAAGCGCCGCGACAAGGTCTACGCGACGGTCGAGTCCAATGTTACTGCAAACGCCGCAGTCTCAGGAAGCAGGGATGGCTTCACAGGGCATAATCTCAGTACTGTTCTTCCTCAAATGGCGAGCGGCAGTTTCACAACTGACTATGACGTTTACCTCAATGGTCAGCTTCTTCAAGGCGGCGGCGCCTACGACACCGACAACGACTACTACAAGGACGCCGACCCACACACTCTCCGCTTTGAGTTCGGTCTCAAGCAGGGTGACGTCATCTGCGTCGTTCCATACGTCAGAGACTGAAGATAACGCTCAATAACAGATTAACGCTCCTGTGAGAATTATGTACAATACTTAAAATCTCACAGGAGCGTTATGTCTTTAATCAAGTCAGAAGCAAAATTATACGCAATCAACGAATTGGGCAGTCGCCTAGACGATGCCCTTGACAATGCCACAAAGAATCTCTACAGGGAAGAGGGAGCAGCAGAAGTATTGCGTCAAGCTCTCTCGTCTTTTGATCAGATGCTCAAGGTGTTCGACAGAGAGCTAACTGAAAAGAATGTCGATGTCGATTCGACAAGAACGCTGAAAGAATACTTCATGAGGTGCAGGTCTTTCCTCGTCAACCTTGCTAGCTCTGCAGACACAAATAGACAGGCCGCCGCGGGCAAGATAAGCGCATTTCAGCAGTCTGTGAACATAGCCAAGAAGTTCAAAGACGAAGAAGTCGGCAAGTTACAGATGATGAAAGATGCCATAACGGCAAATATGAACGAAGATTCTAGCTCTGAAGAAAAAGACACAAGTGGAAATGAAAATGCAGGTAGAAGACCTGGACAAAGACCACAGGCGTCCATAAAAATTCAAAGACTCGCCGAAGAGATGAAAAATTCACTCGTCGAAAACAAAGAAGAAACAGTCTCAGACAGTCAGGGCCCAGTCAAACCAGAATCAAAACCAAAGAAACAGAAGAAGTGATACATGGCAAGAACTCCCGATAGAAGACCTGGTGAATCTGACGAGGAGGGAATAATCCTCGAGAACAGAGACCCCGGTGACTTTCCTTCAGTATCGGGCGGAATCAGATACGTCGATGGGTCTTTTAGACTGAGAGACTCATTCGGGGTATTCAATCCAAGAAGTAGTACGTCTGAAATCGGCGGAGCAGACACAGAGGTCCAGTACAACAACCTGGGTATCTTGTCTGCTTCGATCGATTTTCGATATGTCCGCTCAACAAAGTCTCTCGTTGTACCAAACATAAGTGGATCACTCACGAGACTCTCAAATGGTGACCCATACCTCAGGGCTGTCGGTAATCTTCTGATAACCACAGGCTCTGGTGGCGGCATATCGCTCTCCACCATCAACAGTGGTACGATACACGCCGTTAACCCAGGAGAGGGCCTGAAGGGAGGCGGCAATTCTGGTACAGTTTCTCTCGCGATAGACGACGGAATAGTTGCAACCGTCAGTGGAGCGACTTTCAACGGCGCAGTCAAGTTCATTTCCGGTCTCAGCGGGTCTCTCACGCGTTTGTCCAACGGATCCGCTTATCTCTTGGCAGGCAATGGAATAGACATATCGACTGGATCTCAAGGCGCTGTCACGATAACTTCCACGGCGATAACTTCTCCTGCAGGTTCAAACACGCAGGTACAGTTCAACGACAACAACGTATTTGGAGCCGATCCTGGTCTCACATTCAACAAGACGACTGCAGCACTCACAAGTTCCTATGTCGTCGCCACCTCAGGATTCAGCGGATCTCTCACGAAGCTCTCGAACGGATCAGACTATCTCGTCGCTGGCAACAGCATAGCACTCACGACAGGATCCAATGGGTCGGTCAGAATCGAAGTGGTTGGAGTTTCTGTCGGCGGGTCAGACACCCAAGTCCAGTTCAACGACCAGGGAGCATACGCAGGAGACCCGGACTTCACGTTCAGTAAGAACGAAAACCTCTTGAGAGTGACGAACATCAGTGGATCTCTCACCAGCAGCAATATTTCATCAGGACAGGTAGTCCTCACAGCTCCGGGCGGCGTCATAAGTGGAAGCAACAATCTGTTCTGGCTCTCTGAGAGGCTGGGGATTGGAACGACGGATCCGACTTCTACTCTGTACGTTGTGGGACCTGCCTCTACGACTACTCCGACTCTCGTGGTTCAACAGAGCATCGCAGGACCCGGTATCCTCGACGTGAAGAGCGCGTCTAGTGAGTCTCTCTTGTTCGTCAGCGGCAGCGGACACGTCGGCGTCGGAACCAACTCATCTTCTGCGAGATTGACTGTATCAGGATCATCAAGCCCCTCGACACCCATACTAGTTGTACGACCAGGAGTCAGTCTCACTTCTCCGATAGTAGACATCCAGACAACTTCCGGTGACACACTTTTCTACGTGAGCGGTTCAGGAGAGCTTGGTCTGGGTCGAAATATCTCTTCGATTCAGACGTCTGTGGTCACGACGACCACGACAACACCTTCGACTCTCATGTCCGTCTCCACATCTGACTTTAGGTCAGCAGAGTTCATCGTGCAAGGTACGGACGCCTCCGGTGAAAAGTACAGTCAGACGAAGATCCTCGCGATACACAACGGTACCGTCAGTAGTCACACCATCTACGGCGCCGTCTCGATAGGCACCAACACTGGGACTTTCGATGTCACAGACCCAAGTGAGGGAAGCTTCAGTCTTAGGGTGACTCCTGCCACAACAAACTCGACTGTTTGGAGGGTGACTGGCATACTTACGAGGGTGTGAGATATCCATCATCCGGCGGAACAGTAAATGGCATTGACTAGATTCAACGTACAGAACGGACTCAGCGTAGGCACTGGGTCCATAGGCGTGATCGACTCTGAGGGTGCAGGAACTTTTACCAATCTCACGTCGACAGGCAACCTCACCGTCCTCGGTGACAGGACCTTCATAAGCAGTTCTACCGTCGAATTCGCTTCAAACTTCATCAACCTCAACATATCATCTAATCCATCTGTTTACGGTGGAATTTATTTCAGAGATATCAATTCAGGTCAGACAGGGTCTTTCATCTGGGACTCCTACACCAATCAGTGGTTGCAAGGACTTGCGGGACAAGAGCAGGCCTTTCCCATGGGTGTTGGAACGATCAATGCCCTTGTCAAGTGGGACGGTTTTACTTCTCTGTCCAGTAGCATCGTATTCGATGATGGGACGAATGTCGGAATAGGAATTTCACAACCGACCAACAAGCTTGACATAGCTGGTGGATTGACTGCCGCTGGCTCTGCGCTCATATCGGGAAGTCTGTCTTTCGGTTCTGACAGTCTCTATGATGTTGGTACTTCTCAGAAGAAAGTCCGGTCAGTATTCGCCAACTACTTGACGGGCTCTCTCACGCGCCTCGCGGACGGTTCTCCGTACCTCCTCGCCGGCCCCAACATGATCATCACGACCGGCTCGGGCGGAGAGATAACCCTCGAGGCCACTCTCGGAGCAGGAACGATCAGCGGCCTAGGCACACTGAACTACTTGCCCAAGTATGCAACTGCCGGAACAATTACCGAAAGCAACGTGTTTGACGACGGTCTGGGTGTCAACATCCTCGTCCCTCTCACGGCTTCCATCTTCAAGTCAGATTCCATAGAAGCCAACTCCATAAGCGCCACTTCGATCACGAGTGTACTGACCGCCAGTAACATATCCGTAGGCTCCATCGTTTTCGCAGGAGACGACGGTCTACTCACAGGATCTCAGGGCAGTCTCTTCTGGGACAGCGGCAGTCTAGGCATAGGCATCGGGACTTCAACTCTTAATCCTTCAACTACACTCACCGTCAGTGGATCGTCCGAGTTCATAGGCAGCATTTATGCGTCAGGGTCGATTCTTCCGACTGCAGACTCTCTCTACTCTCTCGGGGACACAACGAACAAGTGGGACAGAGTCCACGCTCGTGCACTGTCTGGATCGCTCACGACTCTCAGTAACGGCGATCCTTACCTCATCGGAGGTCCCGGCATATCGATCTCCACGGGATCATCAGGAGAAGTCACTCTCAGCTATTCTGGCATCAATTCGATCACCGCGGGAGAAGGACTCAATGGAGGAGGATCAGGCGGAGACGTCACGCTCTCGATAAACGACGGAATAGTTGCCACCGTCAGCGGAGCCACGTTTAACGGAGCTGTCAAGTTTAATTCTGGACTTAGCGGCTCCCTCACGCGCCTCACCAATGGCAATCCTTACATCGTCGGTTCCACTGGAATCAGAGTGGTCACAGGATCAAGTGGAGACCTCACGTTCTCTATAAAAGACTCAGAGGTCGCCACGATCAGTGGGTCCACTTTCGCAGGAGTCGTCAAGTTTAACGGTGGGCTCAGTGGTTCACTCACACGTCTCGTCACCGGTGATCCCTTCATCGTCGCCGGCGACAACGTCACGATCGTGACAGGATCGGCGGGAGAGATAACGATTTCCAGCACCGCCGGCGGAACGATCAACGGCGAAGGAGAACCTAACTATCTCACCAAGTGGAAGCCCGGAAATGAACTCACGGGCTCCAAGATATACGACGACGGTCAGAACGTCAGAGTACTCATACCGATGTCCGTCACCGGGTCCCTGTTGCCCGGAGACAATTCTCAGTTTAATCTTGGGTCGGTAACTAAGTTCTGGAATACCGTTTATTCTAATGCCCTCACAGGATCACTGACGCGGTTGTCCAACGGCGATCCCTACCTCCTCGCAGGGAACGGGATATCTCTCGCGACGGGATCGAGCGGTCAAGTCACGATCACGGGCAACATTGGAACGTTGACGAACATCACCGCAGGTGAAGGTCTCAAGGGAGGAGGCTCCGTCGGCGCAGCGACTCTTTCCATCGACGACTCCATAGTAGCCACTGTCAGTGGAGCCACCTTCTCGGGGGCAGTCAAGTTCAATTCCGGTCTCAGCGGTTCACTCACCAACCTCTCCAATGGATTGCCGTACCTCTTGGCAGGGACCAACGTCACGATCACGACAGGATCTGGTGGTCAGATCACGATCGACGTCTCCGGCGGCGCCGGTGGCAGCGGCCTCGTGGACGGCTTCGGAATCGCAAACTACTCCGCACGTTGGCAGGACACGAACACACTCACTTACGGAGTACTCTATGACGATGGAGCTACCGTCGGAATCGGGACTGTCAGCGGGGGAGACAAACTCACAGTCCTTGGAGACACTTCTCTCACAGGATCTCTCCTCCCCGGTTCAGACGCGTCCTACGACATCGGATCTTCGAGCAAGAGATGGAACATCTTCGCGGCAAACATCAGCGGATCTCTTACAGGTAGTGGCCTCGAGGCGGGATCCGTCGTCTTCGCCGGCACGGGAGGTCTCCTCACCGGATCCAATTCACGTCTCTTCTGGGACGCAACGAACGGCAGGCTTGGACTTGGAACTTCCTCTCCCACGTCGATCCTCACAGTTTCTGGAACGACACATTTCTCGGGCTCTCTAGAACCAGGAACAAACTCAGCTCACGACATAGGAACTACGTCAAAGACCTGGCGCAACATCTATGCCGCGAACATCAGCGGGTCTCTCACCGGCAGCGGACTACAGTCAGGATCGATAGTGTTCTCAGGACCTGGGGGTCTACTCACTGGCTCTAATGCCAACTTGTTCTGGGACAACTCCAACTCTCGACTCGGAGTCGGAACAAACGCGCCAAACTATTCTCTCGAGGTCTACGGAGTGTCCGGGTCTCTCTTCAGCGTGGAAGACAGGATGAGCGGGTCCCTCCTGTCAGTCAGCGGCATCAGCGGCATCCCGATCATGGAGGTGTCGTCCGACTTCAAGACGGTCTTCGCGGGAGGTTTCAACTCCACCACGATGATCGTCTCTGGAACTTCTGTGGGAATAGGAACTTCGACGACGACCAACAGTCGCCTCTACGTCGGTGGAACTTCGACCGCTTCGTCTCCCGTCTTGGTCGTTCAAGCAGGAACTGCTTCTCCGACCGCGAAGGTCCTCGACATCAGGAATTCCAGCGGCACTTCAGTCGCTTCGATCGACCACCTCGGCAATATCTCTGGATCGACGCTCACTGTCAGCGCCGGCGCAGGATCTTTCTCCAACGACGTCACGATCTCTGGTAACCTCACTGTCAACGGCGCCTCGACGGTCCTCAACACAAACTCTCTCACCGTCAAGGACAACATCGTCGTGCTCAATGCCTCGGCGACTCCGTCCTCCACAGGCGGTCTCTATGTCAACGACACGACTGCAAACCTGACTGGGTCTCTCATCTGGGACTCCACGACCGACAGGTGGCGCGCAGGTCTCCTGGGATCAGAGATCAACCTCGTCACGACGAGCAGCGTCGACACGCTGTCCAACAAGACACTCGCCATCACTGGCAGCAGCAGGAACTACATCACGGGAGGTATCTCCAACTCCGTCGTCTTCTTCGACGCGACGGGTTCTCTCTCTTCGAGCGGCGCGTTCACGTACAGCGCTTCTCCTGGTGTCTTCTCGTTCTCTGGCTCTCTCATGGCTCTCACGTCGTCGGCAGAACCCGGAGTCAACGCCACTTACAACTTGGGTTCTTCCACGAAGAGGTGGAGCACAGTCTACGCGGATAACCTCACAGGTTCTCTCACGACTCTCTCTGACGGAACTTCCTACCTCATTGCAGGCAACAACATAATCCTGCAGACAGGGTCGAACGGGGCTATTCTAATAACTGCTCAGTCGAGCGGTGGAAGTGGTGGAGGATCGGCCGTCGGAGGATTCGGAACTGCCGGAAGAGTGACTCGTTGGGCTGGCACAATCGACCTCGGAGACAGCATCATACGCGACGATGGCACCAACATCGGCGTAGGTGGTCCTGCAACGGCAGACAAGCTCGCAGTATACGGGTCGACCTCCATCACGGGTTCTACACTTCCTGGCGAAGATTCTCTCTACGACCTCGGTACTTCCACCAAGCGCTGGAGGAGCCTCGCCGCCCTCAACATCAGTGGATCTCTCACAGGCAGCGGTTTCCTCTCTGGGACGGTTGTCTTCGCAGGACCCGGAGGAGTACTCACCGGTTCAAACTCACAACTCTTCTGGAGTATTGCTTCGTCCAGCCTCGGTGTCGGAACGAACAATCCTGCTGGTAAGTTTGAAGTATACAGTACGAACTCGGGCTCTCTCTTCTCCGTCACCGACACGCTCAGCGGCTCTCTCCTCTCCGTCAACACGATATCGGGCCTCTCGGCGTTCGAGGTCTTCTCCGACTACAGCGTATACGCTGGTTCTCCTGCAACGAACGACCTAGTGATAACAGGCTCGCGAGTCGGCATCGGCACCAGTAGACCTGCAAGTCGACTTCAAGTCATAGGAGTCAACTCACTCACGGTACCAACCGCCGTCATTCGAGCTGGCATCGCTTCACCGACTGCTCCTGTCCTCGACGTCCAGAACTCCACGGGCACTCCTGTGTTCACCGTCTCTGGAAGCGGCAACGTAGGCATCGGCACCGCTGACATCACGTACAACCTCGATGTGTTCCCGACTACGGCGACAGCGCGCATCGGACAAGGCCTCCTGGGAACGTGGCCCAGCAACAACACCCATGCCGTGTTCGGACACAGCTCTCTCAGTCACGTTTCAGCTGGCAACTACGCACTCCTTCAGAGCAGCGTAGGAGACACGTTCCTCAACGCCGCCTCCACCAAGACGGTGTACATGAGGATCAACAACACAGACATTGCAGCTGTGAACGCGACGGGTGTGGGCATCGGAACCACCAACCCGGGATTCTCACTTCAGTTAGGAAACAACACTGGCGCTTCTACGGCCACTCCTCAAACAATTAACATGGGTGGTACTTTTAGCTCTACAGCAGGTGCCAACGCGAAGCTGAGGTTGTACTTTGACGGCACAAATACTTTTGGGTTTGGAGTCAGTAGCAATCAGCTTGATTACGTTGTTCCTACTGCAGCTTCTCACGTCTGGTACATAGCAGGAACAGAACGCGTTCGAATTAACACGACCGGCGTTGGACTCGGCACCAACAACCCAGGTTTCAGGCTTCAGCTCGGCAACAATACGGGTACATCTACGGCCACTCCTGAGACCATCAACATGGGTGGTACTTTTAGCTCTACAGCAGGTGCCAACGCGAAGCTGAGGTTGTACTGGGATGCCACCAACGTTATGGGCCTCGGTGTCAGCAGCAATCAGCTTGACTACATCGTTTCAAACGCAGCTTACAATCACGTGTGGCATGCCGGCGGTTCCGAGCGCATGAGATTGAACGGCAGCGGCAACGTGGGCATCGGCACCGCCACATACTCTGCGAGGCTCCACGTCTCGGGTTCCACTTCGTCTGCCACCCCGACTGCAGTCATAAGAGAAGGATTCCTCAACTCAACATCGAACGCCTACGCTCTCGACGTGCAGAGAAGCACAGGAACGAGCCTCTTCTGGGTGAGTGGCAGTGGAACATCGTACGTATCGAGTTCTCTTGGTATAGGAGTCACACAGCCTGCTGGCCCCCTACAGATCATGGGAACCTCAGGTTCTCTCCTCCTCGTGACAGACTCAATCACAGGTTCTCTCCTCTCCGTCAACAACGTCACGGGCCTCCCGATCCTCGAGGTCTTCTCGGACAACAGGATGGTCGTGGGTCGGTATGGTCAGAACACGCTCGTCGTCTCCGGCTCGCGGATCGCGATGGGCGCCCTGCCCACAAACGACATCCAGCTCCTCCTCTCTGGCTCCTCCACCTCCGCCGACAGGACTCTCGTCATCCGAGCCGGCGTGCAGTCACCCACGGGAACTCTCATCGAGGCGCAGACCTTCACGTCCTCGTCGGTCTTCTGGGTGAGCGGCAGCGGCGCCGCCTTCTTCTCGGGATCCGTGCGGTCTCCTGCCTTCTCAGGCTCACTCACGACTCTCGCCGACGGGTCACCCTACCTCGTTGCAGGACCCGGCATCCTCCTCGTCACGCAGTCGAACGGGTCTCTCTACATCACGTCATCTGGCGGCGGTGCAGGTGTCTCCGCCGGAGGCCTCATCACCCACGTCCAGTTCAATGACGGTGGCACTCTCGGCGGAGATGCCAACTTCACGTTCAACAAGACCACCGACACGCTCTCCGTCACGAACATCAGCGGCTCCCTCACGAAGCTGGCGAATGGATCCGACTACCTCGTGGCCGGCTCCAACGTGTCACTCACGACCGGCTCCAACGGGTCCATCACGATCAATGCCACGATCGCTCCCTACACCTCGCAGGCCTTCACCAACGCCACGAGCATCACGGTCAATCACAGTCTCGGGATATCGCTATACGACATCGAGGTGTTCGACACGTCGTACAACAAGATCTTCCCGAAGACCGCCACCGCCACGAGCACCACGCAGGCGAACATCACATTCGGTCTTCCCACATCAGGCTTCGTGATCGTGGGAGGAAGCGGCGGCGGGGGCGGCGGCGGGAGCTCGGACCTCACGGGTCTCACGACCAACATCTCCACCACGGGACAGATCACCGGCTCCCTCGTGCATTCCACGGGACTCATCACGGGATCGAGTTTGACAGTGACGAGCACTGTCACCGCGAACATGCCATTCTTCCTCGGCGCGACGGTGGTCAGCACTAACTACACGGTCCCTACAAATTTCAATGCGATGACTCCCGGTCCGATTACAATATCTGACGGAGTGACTGTCACCGTGAGTGACGGCTCTACTTGGACGGTGGTGTAAATGAGCATAGTAAAGACAAACAAGTTTCAGACTCTCGATGGACTCACGTACAACGTGCCCATCCAGGTGGTGACTTCATCTCTGGGTACGAATTTGGGTACTACGGTATCATCCACATCTGATCGAACGAATGATGCAGCAAGCTGGGGAATACAAAGCAATACGACTACTTGGCAGAATACATCTAATCTGCAACTGACCATCACGCCGAAATTTTCTACAAGTTTGATCAAACTCGGTTTATCCATCGCGATGTCTAATATAGGCAATCAGAATGCAGCAGGAATCCGAGTAATAAGAGGGTCCACTATATTATTCCGCCCAGCTATCAACACGACCGGTCCATACTCAACTGGGTATACTACCTCAGGCCAAGATTGCTATTTCCATCATTTCTTTGAGTTTTATGACCAGCCTGCTACAACCTCGGCTGTAACCTACTCTTTACAGTACAGAGCGTATGCTTCTTCTTCTAGCCCGTGGTGGTTTGCTCTCCCAGTATCCAACCAGTGGGGATCAGCTAACTGGTTTACAGCCACGGAGATAGCGAAATGAATCGTGTTATCTCAATTCCCGATGCTCTAGAGTCTCTCTGCGCTGGATCTGAATGGACGGTGTTGGGGAATGATCCGGATCGAATAATCTGGCACAAACCACCCGTTAAGATTCCCACCAAAGAAGAAATTGAAGCAGAAGTAACACGCCTCCAATCTGAGTACGATTCTCACCTCTACGCCCGCCAACGTGCTCCCGAGTATCCACCCCTCTCGGACCTCGCGGATGCCCTCTACTGGCAGGCTCAGGGGGACAACGAACCGATGGCTCGTTACGTGGCGGCGTGCGAGGCCGTGAAGGCGAAGTACCCGAAGGGAGGAAACGATGCCTAGTTACGCGAAATTTGACGTGTGGCAGAACACTGCGGGTGTGAACTACGGTACAGTTCTGCAGGTGCAATCAACAACTCTAACGAACACGTTCTCAACCACCACCCTCATCTCATCGGGTGGATCTGCGATCACGGGGCTCTCGGTGAACATCACACCGAAGTACGCAACGAGCAAGATCCTCGTGTTCGGGCACATGGTAACGGGAAACAGCATATACACGCAGAGTTACTTCAAGCTGAAGAGAACGATATCAGCAACAACCACAGAGATTGGTGGAGGAACAGCTGTGGGCAGCAGGCCTGGCGTTATAGCAAAGGCGTATTTCGATTCTGCATCAGTGGGCCAATCTGCTCCCTTTTCCTACCTCGATTCTCCCGCAACGGTATCTCAGGTTACTTACCAGATGTTCCTGGGAACGGAGAACGCATCATACTCCGCTCACATCAACAGAACAGAAACGGATGGAGATAACGTGTTCGGTGCCCGCGGAGCTTCAACGATCACAGTTATGGAGATAGCACAATGATAGATAAAGCACTAATGAGCCTCCGCCCGGGAGCCCAGTGGGCGATGGCAGGAGATGAGTACGAGGGAATCCAGTGGTTGGATGGAGCGCAGAGCCTCCCCACCAAGGCAGAGGTTCTCGCAGAGGTTGCCCGCCTCAGGGATGAAGCATCCCGCACCGCCTACAGAGAGCTTCGCGCGCGAGAGTACCCACCCGTGGAGGATTACCTCGATGCCGTGGTCAAGGGCGATCAAGAACAGATAGATAGGTACATAGCGGCGTGCCTCGCGGTGAAGGCGAAGTACCCGAAGCCGGAGTAACGATGCCAGTAACCATAGAAGGAACAGGTACAATAAACTATAATGTCTGGAAGAGTACTGCGGGTGTGAACCGCAACGCAGTCTTACAAGTAAGATACAGTGCTCTCAATACTTCTGTGATAACGACGAGCATCACGGCGTACTCGGACATCGAGTCACTGACTATAACACCTTACTACAACACCAGCAGGATTCTCATGATAGCCAACTACGGCGCCTCCGGAGCAGGAGGTATAAGGTTCATGAGAGATTCTACTGTTCTCACCGCAGGACAGACAGGAGGGGCGGCGTACATGCACTGGGAGGCCAACTCTCAAACACAAGGTAACTTCGATGGTGGTTCCCTCAGGACGCAATTTACCTTGATGTTTTATGATTCTCCTGCTTCTACGTCTTTGTTGACATACAAGACGCAGATAACTGCGTATGACGGTTCTGGGACTGATGGATTTGGTGTGGGAACTGCTCCGGGTGCTTATTCCGGAGGACTGTTCTCCGGATTTCTACTCATGGAGATAGCACAATGAACAAGATCACAATACATGCTGCGCTATCTAGTCTTCGACCAAAGGCCGAATGGACAGCTCGAGGAGATGAATACGAGGGCATACAGTGGCTCGACAAGACCCAGACCATGCCTACGAGAGAAGAAATTCGCCTGGAGATTCAACGACTCGAGGCCCAAGCGATCGATACAGAATACCAGCGCCTCCGAGCAAGAGAATATCCGTCCATCGGAGATCAACTCGACGCACTCTTTCACGCAGGCGCGTTCCCACCAGAGATGGCCGCCAAGATCCAAGCCATCAAAGATAAATTCCCAAAAAGTTGACACAGTTACTGATGAACGAATAAAATGAGATTTGACTCCGCAACCCTCGTAGCAAACACAATCGTCTCGGGATCCTTCGAGATAACCGGCACGACGGTGCCCGGAGACAACTCGTCCTACGACCTCGGGTCGGTCTCCAAGTCGTGGAGGACCATCTATTCCACGGCACTCTCGGGGTCTCTCACGAAGTTGGCAGGCGGCGGAGACTACCTCGTCGCGGGCACCGGCATCCAGCTCTCCACGGGATCATCCGGTGCGGTCACCATCGCGTCATCAGTCGCTGGAAGCAGCTTCGTCTCTGGCCTCAACACCCAGGTGCAGTTCAACGACGGCGGCAGTTTCGGGTCAAGCAACCTCCTGACGTTCAATAAGGTCACAGGCGCTCTCACGTCCTCTGTCCTCGTCGCGACAGGACTCAGTGGATCTCTCACGAAGTTGAGCGATGGCACGACCAACTACCTGCAGGCCGGCAGTGGCATATACATCGTCACTCAGTCCAACGGCTCCATACTCATCACAGGATCTTCGCAGGTCACACTTGGTGGAGCGAACACGAACGTCCAGTTCAATGACGGCGGCGTGCTCGGCGGAGATGCCAACTTCACCTTCAACAAGACCACCGACACTCTCACAGTCACCAACCTCTCGGGTTCTCTCACCAAACTCTCGACAGGCGGAGACTACCTCATCGGCGGCAGCGGCATCCAGCTCTCCACTGGTTCTTCAGGAGCTGTCACAATCACTTCGACTGTTGCAGGCAGCAGTCTCATCGGTGGATCCAACACACAGGTTCAGTTCAACGACAACAATTCATTTGCCGGAAATAGTGGACTCACCTACAACAAGACGACGGGCGCCCTCACAGGAACTTATGTGGTCGCCTCCACAGGATTCAGCGGCTCCCTCACGAAACTGAACGATGGATCCAACTACATCGTTGGCAGCGGCGGAGTCGTGGTCACCACGGGATCCAACGGGTCCATCACGATGTCTCTCGGGACCTCGACCTACACCACGGCCTCATTCACGAACGCCACCTCGGTCCTCGTGAACCACGCGATGGGCACAACGATCTACGACATCGAGGTATTTGATACTTCGTATAGCAAGATCATTCCGATGACTGCCACGGCGACCACCCCGACCCAGGCCAACATCACCTTCGCGATCCCGACATCGGGGTTCATTGCGGTCGGAGGTCCAACCTCAGGAGTCACGGGTGCGGGACTCTTGCAGGCAGCAGTTTATGTCGGTGTCAATAATGCGATACAATCTTCTGTTGTTCAAGACACTCCACTCAATGTACAGACCACCCTCTATTCTCTTGGTAGCGATATAACAAGACCTACAAACTCTCGATTTACAATAAGCGGACCAGGAACTTATAGATTGCAGGGTATTGTGGGCCTTGTAGACTCTGTTCAAAATTACAGCGGTTATCAGTGGTATGATGTCACAAATTCTGCTTATATAGGTGTTGCTGCATACGCAGAAGATGCAGCAGCATTTTTGGCATCCACAACATCTGCTCTAGCTTATGTAACAATTTCTTCTTCCACAACATATGAACTAAGACAGGCGTACAGCGGTGTAACTGTTACTGTTTATGATAAAATTCAAGTCGAGATCACAAAAGTCACAGGATTCACTTCTGCCCTCGGGATCACACAGACTGTAGGTTCTGCCCCCTACTACGGTGCACGCGCGTGGGTTAACTTCAACGGCACGGGAACGGTTGCAATAAGAGCAAGTGCCAATATTTCAAGCATCACAGACAACGGGGTTGGGTCCTACACGCTTAATTTTACATTGCCCATGCAAGACTCTAATTTTGTTGTCATGGGCACCAGTGAACATGATGCGGGGTTATCAGTAGACTGGGCAGTCATTGACGGTGATGTTACAACATCTTCACCGTCTAATTCTTCTGTTCGCGTAAATTTCTTAGGGAACAACTCCGCAATGAGGGACTCAAGGTTTTGTTTCTTTACTATATTCAGGTGAGTAAATCAACATGACAAATCCAAGAATAATCTACCAGACAGACGAGGGCGGCGTAGCCGTCGTAGTTCCGACTCCAGAGGCGCTTTCACTCTACAGTCTCGAGGCGATCGCCCTCAAGGACGTGCCTGCAGGAAAACCCTTCAAGATCGTGGACGCCTCCGACATCCCATCCGATCGCACCTTTCGCTCCGCATGGGAGGTCGATCCTGCCGACCTCACCGACGGCGTCGGGTCGGAGTCAAATTCATTCTGAGGACACAATGATAAAGGTAAACATCAACAAGGCCAAGGACATCGCACACGACAAACGCCGCGCGGCGAGGGCCGCTGAGTTCGCACCCCACGACGAGATCATCTCAAAGCGGATACCGGGAACCGCGGAGGCGACCGCGGAGGCGGCTAGAGCCGCAATCAGGGAGAAGTACGCAACCATTCAGGACGAGATAGACGCAGCGGAGGACGTCGACACGCTGAAGTCGATTGTCACCTCTCTTTCTCTGTGACATATTTCGCACTCCGTATATTTACGGGAACTAATGCGCAAGTGTACACCCAGGAATACAATTATCTCTCATGTGAAGCAATCCGTTTTATTCCTTTCTAACGAGTTGTACATTAACGAAAGTTAGAAATGAGAATAGACTCACCGAATTTAGTCGGCTCGACCGTGATAACGGGATCGGCGGTCGTGACCGGATCCGTAGTGCCCGGGTCCGACCTGCTCTACGACTTCGGATCGTCCCTCAAGCGGTGGGGAAACGTCTACGCCGTCAACCTCAGCGGTTCGTTCACGGGAAGCAACGTCACTGCGGGTCAGGTCATCGTCGCAGGCACCGGAGGTGTCCTCAGCGGGACCAATAACTTCTTCTGGGACAACTCTGCGACGCGTCTCGGAATAGGCACTTCCTCACTCACCTCCACGCTCACGTTGTCTGGTTCTTCTACGACTACCATTCCCGTGTTGACAGTGAGGCAAGGAGCGGTCACTCCCGGAGCTGCCTCCCTAGACGTACAGAACAGGTTGGGCGCCTCCACGTTCTGGGTGAGCGGCAGCGGCACGTCGTTCTTCTCCGGCTCGGTAGGAATTGGTACTTCAGTCTTCTCGGCGACGCTATTCGTTTCCGGTGGAACTGCAGCTGCCAACTCCACGGTCATCTTTAGGGAGGGCGTGGCGAATGCCCTCGGCGGTGCAGAAGTCCTAGATGTTCAGAGGAGCAGCGGATCCAGTCTCTTCTGGGTGAGCGGCAGCGGCAACTCCTACTTCTCCGGCTCAGTCGGGATCGGAGCCACGCAACCTGCTGGTCGACTCGACGTCACCGGCGTCTCAGGATCACTCTTTCTCATCAACGATGACATGTCGGGGTCTCTCTTCTCCGTCAACAACGTGTCGGGCCTGCCGCTCTTTGAGGTGTTCTCCGACAATAGAGTCGTCGCCGGAGGCTACGCTCTCAACGCCTTGACGGTCACAGGATCGCAGGTCGGCATCGGAGCCACGACTCCTGGAGGTCGCCTCGACGTGGTCGGTGTCTCCGGATCCGTCCTCCTCGTCACAGATGACATGTCTGGATCGTTGTTCTCCGTGAACAATGTTTCTGGCCTCCCAATTTTCGAAGTTTTTTCTGACAACACTCTCGTCCTCGGAGGATTTAATTCCTCTGACCTCGTGATATCCGGCTCGAGGGTGGGAATCGGCACGACTGCGACGGGCGACAAACTTGCCGTTAACGGATCGATGTCCGTCACAGGTTCGATCCTTCCCGGTCAAGACGTTGCCTACAACCTCGGCTCCTCCACGAGACGCTGGGCCAACATCTTCACCGGAGACTTGCACCTCCAAAACGAGAGAGGAAACTGGACCATCATCGAGGAGGACGACTGCCTCACCGTTCGCAACAACAAGACGGGGAAGCGTTACAAGATCAACATGACGCCGATGCCCGAGCTCGACGAACCCCTCGGAAACTTCTCCACGGGACCCAAGCCTAACGCTTAAATCACAAGCGATTATTGGACAATTCCACGTGATCACCATACTTAAGGACGGGAAGTAGCTCTTCCCTTCACAACAATCCCGGGAGTATGAATCATGGCATTAGTAGGACACATATCTGGCAGTAGCCAGTCTAATTCAGTCATCGGCGTTTCTGGATCAGTAATCATCGCCAACAGGTCGTCTGCGTTGTTCCCGGCATTGCCCGGAACCGACGTCTCGTTCTTCGTCAGCGGCTCGGCTGCCTCTGACATGGCTCTCTTCGGCGGCGGTCTCGTCAGCTCAGGCAGCCTCACAGTCAAGAACGCTTCAGGCGGAAACTCCTTCACGGTCGCGTCTGCCACAGGCAACACGGTCGTTCAAGGCACACTTCAGTCGGTCGGCGCGTTCACAGCAACAGGTGGACTCACGGCCACGTCGATCACAGGCTCGATCACGAAGCTTGCTGGCGACGGCGGCGACTTCCTCCGTGCAGGCAGCAACATCACGCTCACCACAGGATCTCTCGGTGAGGTCACAATCGCTGCATCTGCAGGTGGAACACCTGGCGGTTCCGACACTCAAGTTCAGTTCAACAACGACGGAGCTTTTGCTGGTGACGCCGATCTCACGTACAACTCGACGTCCAACACACTCACAGGTGTCACAGGTTCTTTCTACCGCGTTGTGGCAACTGATGAAGTGAGAGCAAACGGCGGAAGCGTCACAACGACTCAGACGACCTTCAATCTCGTCAACACCACAGCGACCACACTCAACGTCGGCGGAGCTGCCACTGCCATCACCATGGGCGATGTCACATCGGCCACAACGACCATCAGAGGTGGAACTCTCGTCGGCAACCTCACGACTCAGAACCTCTTCAACACAACAGCGACCACTCTCAATATCGGTGGCGCAGCGACGACAGTTGAGATCGGTGCGGCAACAGGAACAACTTCGGTCAACAATGCACTTACTGTTGATGGAAACGTCACGCTCGGTGATGCATCTGGAGACACTGTAACAGTGAACGGTACCACAACTTTCGCAGGTGCAGCTGTCACAACGACACTCGCGGGAAGCGGATCGATCGCAGGAACTCTTACAGTCGCCGGATCAACGACACTCAACGGCGCCGTCACTGTCGGCGATGCGTCAGCTGACACAGTCACGGTGAACGGTACCACGACCTTCGCAGGTGCAGCCGTCACAACAACTCTTGCAGGAAGCGGATCAATTGCAGGAGCACTTACGGTCGGCGGCGACACCACTCTCAACGGCAACACCACTCTTGGTAATGACATCTCCGACACTGTCACCTTCACGGCACGTTCTGCATCGAACTTCCTGCCTTCCGCTGACGTTACTTACGACCTTGGATCTTCAGCACGCCGTTGGGCAAACATCTACACCGGTGACTTGCATCTCAAGAACGAACGCGGCGACTATACCCTCATTGAGGAACCGGACTTCCTGACGATCCGCTTCAACGCCACAGGCAAGCGCTACAAGTTCATGCTCGAGGCAGTCCCCGAGCTTGACGAAGAGCTCGGAAACTTCTCATCCGGACCAAAGGGCTGATACTTATACGCTGAGGAGAGTGGACTGCTGTGCCAATAATAACGAGCAACATATCCAGTTATAACAACACACCCATTGGAATATCTGGAAGCATCGCGTTCGCAAACACACAGCAGTCCAACTCCGACACAGTATTCTTCGTATCGGGATCGGACTCGTCACGATCAGTCTTCGGTGGCACTCTCTTGGTGTCTGGAAGTCTGGTCGTGTCGGGTTCGATGTTTTTTGGAGACGACGTCAATCAAGACTCTCTACAGGTGAGAGCAGGGTCGCTCTTCAGCGGTAACGTCGGCATAGGATCCACGACGACTTCGACTAGACTTCTCGTCTCAGGATCGTCTACACCTTCAAACTCCACTCTCGTCGTTCGTGAGGGTGTGACTTCTCCCACAGGAGGCGCAGATGTCCTCGACGTGCAAAACTCGTCAGGAACCAGTCTCTTTGTCGTAAGCGGCAGCGGATTCGTCGGAATTGGAACGACAAACACTGTGACAGCTAACAAGCTTTCAGTGTTCGGAGCCACATCAACGACCACATTCGGAGGTCACCTCTTACTGTCGTCTGATTCAGCTTCTTCAGCAATAGACAATGGTGGTCAGTTAAACTTTCAGATGTACGACGGCACCTCTTTGAGAGGAGCTGCTCTGATAAAAGGCGCCGAGGAGAACGGTACAAGCGGCAACTATGGAACATACCTCTCCTTCGGAACACGTGCTAACGGCGACTCAGTTCTCACAGAGCGACTCAGGATCGACTCTACGGGAAGCGTAGGCGTCGGTCTCACATCTCCTTCCGCGAGACTCTTCGTCACAGGATCGTCTTCTACTTCACAGCCTGCACTCATTGTTCAAGCAGGAACTACGAACCAAGTCGGAGGAACAAAAGTCTTTCAAGTACTCAAGAGTGACGGCACAGGAATCTTTCACGTCTCAGGCAGCGGTGACGTCACAGTCGACAACGGCAACATCGTCATAGGAACGGCGGGAAAAGGGATAGATTTCAGCTCCACAGCAAATGCTCCCTCAGGAACGCTTGGTCAAGAAATCCTAGATGACTATGAGGAAGGGTCGTGGACACCAGGCACGACTGTCGGCGGCGGCGGCACGATCACTTCTACACGTTCCGGATATTACACCAAGATAGGAAGAGTGGTCCACGTAAAATTCTTCGTCGAGGCTTCCGCAGTCTCCGGAACGAGGACCACATTGACTATAACGGGACTACCCTTTCAAGTGGACGTGACATACACAAACGGGTGGGTAGAATGCTATCTATTGAACAACACCGGCGGTCTTTCTGACGACTTCTCACATGGCATGGTCTGGACCAATGCGACGAGCAATTCTTTGACGTTCGACATTTATGAGACTACTTCTGGTGCACCTATAACCAGTCCTGCTTCTTTCATAGTTGCGGGCACACTCATATCGGGACACTTGACATATTTCACAAATCAGTGAGGGAAAATGAACATAGAGACAAGACACGTCATAGACAAGGTAGAGATAGACGAGAATACCAAGACGATTGGAGTGAGGACTCGCATACAACAGTGGGTTGTCTCCTCTGAGGGTGAGATTCTCGTTCAGGACAATGCAGGTTTCCACAGAGTCTCCCTAAATCCCGGAGATTGGTCCGGTGCAGAGTCTCACGGCGTCAGAAATTACGCAGATCTAGTGTGGACGCAGAGTGCCATAGATGCCTGGAATGTAATACAAGCGCAGAACTCTTCGCGTCGACTCTTCTAACGACTGGTTCTGTACCTGAGCGAAAACTTCTCTCCGTCCTTCAAGCCCTCCTCGTACATCTCCATCGCAACAGCGGTGGAAGGTATCTCGATCGTGTACTTGTCGAAGAGCGACAGGTGGGATGGGCGGATGTCGGAACCGAAGGACAGGGGCCACGCTGAGATTCGCAACGTCTCGTGGTGTTTCGACGGTTGGTTGCAGAGGACACCGGCGTCGAGGTGCAGGATCCTGTTCTTGAGGCGGACCATGTCGTTCATGAAAGGGATGGAGACGGACGACTTCAGCGCCTCGAACATGTCACCCTTCGATGCGAATTCGTCCTGCATCACGTAGCTCATCTTGAAGGGAAAGAGGGAGACTTTGGTGTAGCAGATGGTGAGTCGACCGGTCGTGTGGATGTCCTTCGGGGTGGCGTCGTAGATGTAGGCCGTCGACCTCTCCACCACCTCCCGCTTCTTCACGGACCGCGCTGCGGCGGCCGCGTTTAATGCCTCTAAAAACGCCTCATAGGCATCACCCCGAGTTAACAGGAATATTGCTGCGCCACCCCCGGCTGACGCCGTGATGTACTCTGTCGTGTTCAGGTCGATCAAGCCGTTCTCGGAAAGGCGCTGGAGGACTCCGAAGTACCAGAACACCTTCCAACCGCAACCGCTGAGAGAGACGCGTGTGAACATGACGTCTTAAATATTACGATGTGGTGTCCATATTTGTTTCGGATTTAGACGCCAAACCTTCCTCGTAGCGCCGTGAAGTTCTGGAGTATCTCTGCAGCGCTTAACGCCCTGTTGTATATCGATACTTGATAGATAGAACCTCCGAAGTAGGCAGCTGGGCTTCCATTTTGTTGCCTTGCCCCGACTAGCAACGACACATTTGACTGGTCCCATCCGATCGCTCCTGTCGAAGTGGAAGACGGGTCAAGCACACCGTTGATGTAGAGCCTCTGTGTGGATCCGTTGTACACTCCGCAGAGGTTATATGTCAAACCAGCTAACAAGCTGGTGGTGGACGTAGTGCTGTAAGGTGATACTTCTCTCTCAATGACTGCCTTGTTGTTTTTTATAGAGAGAATGTAATTACCCAGCACTCCGCCGTTGTATCGTCCCAATATGGATTGCTCTGACAAACTGACACTGCTAGGTCTAACCCAGGCGCACAGAGTGAACGGATTGTTGCTGCTGAAATAGTACAGAGAGTTCGTACCAATGGTCGCGTACTGGTTCGTTCCGTTGAGAAACAATCCTCCTCCCGCTGCCTCGCTGAAGGTCGGAGTCCCTGACAGGGTCGCCACCGTGCCGTTGTTGTTCAGGTCGACCCAGGACGTCCCTGTCCCTCTGTAGCTGTTCTTGTCTGCGGCATCGAGAAGCAGGATCAGGCTAGTGTCTCGAACTATCTTTCCGTTTCCAAACCGATAAGCCATGTCAGACTCCGAACCTCGCGCGAATTGAATTGTAGTTCTGTGAGACTTCTGCTGCGGTGAGACCGCGATTGTACATCTTCACCACGCTTATCTTGCCATTCAACCAATAGGGTGTGCTTATTCCACCGATCGAGATTCCGTTCTGCCCCATGGTGGAGTTGGTGATGCTTCCCTGCACCGCTTGTGATGCACCGTTGATGTAGAGGGAGTAGGTGGAAGAGGTTCGAGACGCAACAATGTTGAACCACCTGCTCGTCGACGGTGACCACGAGCAGAAAACGGATCCACCTCCCGAGTGTTTCGCGAAGTACAATCCGCTTGAGAAATAAGCGAACCACCACTTGTCTGCAGTTGATCCTGCGACGGGATCGCTTTGAAGGAAAGGCGTTGGAACAGATCCTCCAGAGTTGATCGAGTTCATCCACACCCACGTCTCTATCGTGAAATCTCCTGTTCCGAATGAGTACGTGGAGTCGTTCGGCATGTAAACGTAGGTATTGAGCCCCGCGAAGTTCATGGTCCCGCCGTAATCACTGCTGAAAGTTGGACCGTTTTGATATGAACCTGCGCTTCCCTTCACGAGATCATACCAGGCCGTTCCGCTGCCAGGGTGACTCGCGATGTCTGCTGCATCCAGTGCCAACACGAGACCGCTCTTGACTATTTGTGCGCCTCCGCCGATTCCCATTACCGTCCATACCTTGCTTTGGTCTGATTGAAGTGGTCAACAAGTTGTTGTTGTGTCAACATGACGCCGTTGTAGACGAGCACCTGTCCTATCGACCCGCCCCAGTGATCACCACCCGGGTGTGACCTTTGACCTATGAAGTTGACTGAAGCTCCGCCCGTCGTGTAGTACAGTGCGTTGTAATACCCGCCGCTTCCAACTTCCACACCGTCGAGGTAGAGTCTTGCAAATCTAGATCCGCCGTCCTGCACCACGGCAACATTGTACCATCTGTTCGCTTGTATGAGATTGTAACTCGACGTGATGTTACTCGCAGTCGCAGTTCCGTCCCATATTGCCCAGGCCGTTAAGTATAGACGGCTTCCGTCCACTCCCAGTGCGACTCCTAAGCCTCTACTGTCTTGTGTAGCTGTCCATCCTCCACCATATATCCAGCCTGTGCTTGACGTGTCACTCTTGTTCACCCATGTGGTCATTGTGAAGCTACCGTTCAAGTTGACGACAGAGACTTGACCGTACTGACTAGATCCGTTGAACGTGAAACTTCCTGCGCCTGTAGGAAGTCTGACGAACTGAGGCCCATTCACAAGAGAACAGTTGTTGCCGTCGCTAGACAGATTTGTCCACGTTGTACCAGACCCACCGTAGCTTTCTGGTATTGTGGCATCGAAGAACAGGGTGTAGCCTGATGTTGGCTTGAAATTGCTTCCTACTTGATACGCCATTAACGACCGAACCTTCCCTTGGTCTGATTGTAATTATCGAGGACTTGACCGCTCGACAGAACTACACCGTTGTAGATGAGAACCATCCCCAAAGATCCGCCAAAGTAGCGGTAATCACCTGGGTCTCCATGGAAGTCTGGTGACTCGTATGCGCTCCTTCCGATGAATGAAGTCGCCGCAGCACCGAAGTTGTCGTAACCTGGATTGAAGACTCCGCTTCCTTGCAGCAGTCCATTGACGTAAACGTATCCGACTCCCGAAGACTTTACGGCGCACAAGTGGTGCCAACGACTCGTGTCTATCACACCAGCAGCAACTTCTTTTCTGTTGCCCCATCCCCACCCGCTGTTTAACGTGGGCGTAAGTCCCGTGACCCCGAAGTTGACTGCATTGATTGCGCTCTGCCAGCCTGCGCCTATGAAGTAGCCTTCGGATGACGAGTTGTTCTTCTTGACCCACGCAATTAGCGTGAAGTTTCCTCCGAGACCCAGCTCTCCAATCGATCCGTATTGACTGCTGCCGTTAAAGTTCAGGAAGCCTGCTCCCGCAGGAGTGATTAAATAGGTAGGACCGTTCACTAGGCCGCAGTTGTTGCCGTTGCCCGACAAGTTAGTCCAAGTGGACCCAGAACCTCCGTAACTCTCGGGTATCGTTCCGTCAAGAAATACGGAGTAACCCGGGACGAACTCCAGCTTTCTTCCACCTTGAGTTGCCATCACACTCCAAACCTTCCTCTGAGAGATTCGTAGTTTTGTGTGACTTCAGTCTGCGTGAGACCTCGTCCTATGTACGTCCTGAAGCTGCTGACTCTTGCAGGCAACGGTCCATAATAACCTGCAAATACGGTGTTCTGAGCGATTAGAGCAGACGTGGGTGCTGCTGTTATGCTGACGCCGCTCAAGACTGCACTAGTCCCCACTAGACTTCCATTGAGATAGCAGTTAGTAGTTCCTGACACTCTTGTTAGACATATGTTGTGCCAAGTCAGTGTAGGAATCGTTAGACTTGAGAAACTCGCTCCGACTCCTCCGCCCATCCTCTCGAATCCGATCCTGGACGGGACAGATGTGCCGGTCCCAGAAGATTGAATGTACAAAGCTATTGTACCCGAAGCATTTCCTGTGCAAATATAACCCGTGTAATTTACAAAGCTTCCCAAGTAGCTGAGGTTGGAGATGAGATATAACCAAGTCTCTATCGCGAAGTCACTTGTACCCGACGGATACGCCGCCGGAGAGAATGTCGCGTAGTCGTCCAACTGATCAAACTGTATCGCTCCTCTTCCAAACCCATTTCCAGCGTCATAAGTGAAGTTGTTGGCGAGAGTGGCATTGTAACCGTTGCCACTGAGATCAGTCCAAATTGCTCCCGATCTCGGGTAACTGTTGTTATCACCGGCATCGAGGTTCATCGTTAGGCCGCTCTTTACAATTCGATAGCCAACGCTGCCACCCATCAGACCCTGAACCTTCCCCTCATCGCGTTGAAGTTTTGGAGGACTTCTGATGAAGTGAGTGATTTGTTATATACAATCGTGGAGAACATTTTTCCGTTGAAATACGTACCACTAATTCCTGCAGTCCCTAACTGATTGGTGGTTTGAAGAAGCGTTACCGTGAACGAAGAGAAAGTTTGCGTCATTTCCAAGTTTCCATTCACGTAGATGCTGAAAACGTTTCCCGATCTGGTTGCAGCCACATTGTAAGGAACGTTCACGATTGGTGTTGTTGTTCCATACAGGAGTTGGCTTGAGTAAGCAGGGCTTGTTCTATCCCCCAACAGCATGCCAAACTTGTTGTTCGTTCCTGCAGAATCGTACCTTAAGCCAAACAAAAATCTTCCGTTTCCTGACCCTGCAGAGTATTGAGAAAACATGACATACTCATTACCTTGTGTACTTATGAGTGAAGATATTGACACCCATGAGGAGATGGTCCAGTCAGAAGTTGCTCCTAGCGCCGTTGAATCCAAATTTGCGTATTGCGTGCTTCCGTTAAAAGCAATCGATCCGCAGTTATCTTGACCGTATGTGGGACTGTTTACAAGAGTCCCTCTGAATCTACTGGCGCCAAGATCTCTCCAAGAATTTCCGCTCCCCGAGTAGCTCTCTCTATTCGCTGCATCGAGGTACAGCACTAGACCGCTTGTGACCAGCTTGGGCATGTGATGTTGTGCCATTATAGACCGTACCTTCCTCTCATCGCAACGTAGTTCCTCGATATCTCTGCGGCGCTGAGTGCGCGGTTGTGGATTATAAGTGTAGAAATTCTGCCTGTGTAAAAATCTGCACTGTTAAGAGATTGATTCCCGCCCAATCTTAGAGTTGCAGAAGAGTTAATACTCGGGCTCCTAACTGTACCAGAAGACGAAAGAGAATTTTGCACATAAAACAATTGTGATGTGCTGCTTCTCACACCAGACAACATGTACCAACCTTCAACGGGAACAGAATAACTAGTTACTGTTTCTGTTCCGTCGAAAGTTCTAAAGCTAACATTTCCTGTATTGTAGGAAATACCAACCCAGTGATAGTTTGGAGCGTACGCTAGGAAATTACCAAAATAAACTATTGATTGACTTGCTGATGTTACTGTGGGATTAAGATAACACCAGCAACAGATTGTATAGTCAGAACTAGTATTTAAATTTGAAGTTGTAATGCTAGTGTTGACCCACGTGCTTGATCCGTTAGTAAATGTAAGATACCCCAAGTTTGATCCGCTATAAGACGGACTATTTGTAAGCGTTCCATTCCGACCATTCCCGCTCAAATCACTCCACGTTGTCCCGCTTCCTGGATAGCTCGCCCGGTTGCCTGCATCGAGGTACAACATGAGGCTGCTGTCGATCACCATCTTTGGGCCTGAGGATATCATCAGACCCTGAACCTTCCCCTCATCGCGTTGAAGTTTTGGAGGACTTCTGCGGCGCTGAGTGCCCGATTGTAGATCCGCACAGTAGATATTTGACCGTTGAAGTAAGGACTACTACCTTCACCAGTTCCGATACGCAAGGGAGCAGCTGCATTAGGTATTAGCGATGAGTTCGTTGCGCTTCCGAGGGAGGCACCGTTGGAGTAGAAAGTGAACGAGGTTCCGCTCTTCGTGATGGAGAAGTTGTACCACGTGGAGAGGGAGAGGGAAACCGTGCTCGAGGGTTCTATCACAACGTTGGTGCTGGGAGCGTAGTTGATGTGAAAGATGGGTTTGCTCTTCGAGATATCGTATGAATATATCCACTTCGAGAAGTTACCTCCACCCTCATCGTGAGAGAGAAGAGCATCGCGTTCCCATGCGGACGGCCACGCACCGCTCCTGTTGAACCACACGTCCATCATGAACTCTGAGTTTGTCCAGTCGTTCGAGTCAGGGACCGTGACGTGACTCGTGTTTCCTCCGAACGATATTGCTCCTAGCGCTGATGTACTGAACGTGGGAGAGTTGGTCAGAGTCCCGTTGTTACCTCTGCCGCTCAAGTCCCTCCACGTTGTCCCGCTTCCTGCATAACTGTCCCTGTTTCCCGCATCGAGGTACAGGACCATCCCTGACGTCACGATCTTTGGATAGTATGAACTTGCCATCAGATGCCGAACCTTCCTCTCGTCGCGCTGAAGTTCTGTGAGACTTCTGCGGCGGTGAGAGCCCTGTTATATATCGTCACGTGTGAGACACGTCCGTTGAAGAATCTAGTTGCCAAAGAGAAACCCCTCCCAATGTACACGTTGTTCATGGACCCGATGAAACCTGTCGGAGCTCCCCCTGATCCCACACTTCGAACAGTTCCCGTTGATGATCCGTTGTAGTAGATGAAACTGTTGGATCCAACGTATGTGATCGTGCTGTTGTTCCACCTGTTTAACTGCATTTGACCTGAGGAATGACCGTAATACCTGTCATTGTTGTTCGTTATGTCGGAATAATTCCATCCGCCGCCACCAGAACCGTCTATTTCGAACCGGGGGCCAATGTTGCCTGTCGTGCCGTTGTAAGCGTAGTTGCAGTCTATGACATTCTGCCAGTTCGTGAAAGTAAGTGGGAAAAACCACACAGACACCGTGAAGGTTGCGAAAGAACCTGGCAATGCTCCATGTACACTGATTGCGTCTACACCGTTGAAAGTTATCGATCCTAGACTGGCAATATTATAAGTGGTTCCTCCACTCAACACACCGTTCTTACTGTTCAAACTCAAGTCATTCCACACAGTCCCGCTCCCAGGATAACTCTCTCTGTTACCCACGTCGAGACACAACGCTAAACCATCTGTGACAATTCTCGGGTAGTAAGCACCTGCCATCAGCTCCTCGCTCTCTTTTGGCTTTCACCGTGTTGCATCAGATTCCGAACCTTCCCCTGTGAGCGCTGAAGTTCTGTGAGACTTCTGCTGCGGTGAGCGCCCTGTTGTACAGCTGAACTATAGATAGACCTCCCGTGAAGTACTCTGATGCGCTTATTGCGCCTTTACCAAGTGTAAGAGTACCTTCAACGAATGTCCTCGTACTTGCAGCAGTGCCAAATACATCGCCATTTTTGTAGGCCGTAATTGTAGAACCATTGTATGTCATCGTCAAATTTATCCACTGGTTCGCTGAATACGGAATGCTAGACACAGTATCTCCCGAGACACCCCAGACCCCTACCGTCACCCAGAAAGTTCCATTGTTTCTCTGTTGAATTGCATAGCCAACCGTCGAACTGTCAAAAGTCATGTTTGTCAACGGAGTCATGAAATTCCCAGACGTAGTTGGGTAACACCAAATGTTTGCCGTTATATTTTGCCCGGACACGCCCGGTGAAGTCACAGTACCGCTTTGCGTGGATCCATTGAAAGACAGATAGCCCAAGTTTCTCGTGTCGTAAGATGGAGCATTTACTAGAGAGGCATTTCTCGCATTGCTTGCCAAGTTTAACCAAGACGCGCCGCTTCCTGGGTAACTCTCCCTGTTCCCGGCATCGAGGCACAACACCATTCCTTCGGTGACTATTCTAGGTGAGAAGTGCTTGCCCATCGCTGTAACTATAATATACTATTTGCCGTTTACGTCACCCGAACCGTGTTTAGTTTCTTAGTGCTAACGTCAAACTCAGAGGTTAATCACATGGACAACGAATTGGTCGAGAAGCAGAACAAGGCATTGAACGTACTGGTCGAGGCGGCGAGACTCGCTCAAGCCCGCGGCGCCTTCACGCTCGAGCAGGCATCACTCGTCGCCGAGGCGATCGCAGTGTTTAAGCAGCCTGAAGCACAGTCGGGCACTCAGATCACCGACTCAGTGACTTCGTCTCCTCCGTCAGTCTTCTGATCGTCGAGTAAATTGTGAAAGCGGAGGTTCTTGTGGGCCTCCGTTTTTCTTTTAGGTTATAATTTTCACATGCCTACACAGCTTCTGCAGAACGTCAATTTTGGAAGATCGAAGTACGATGCAACAGGATCTCTTGGTGTCGGTTATTCTCTCTTGGGAACAGATGGGACCGTCGTTGAGTCAAGGACGACCACGGGAGTCTACCAGACCGCACCCGGTATATACGCTGCATATGTGTCTTTCCCAGACAATTTCAAGGGACAGATACTCTGGGACACCGGAGATCATTATTTTCTGACAGCTTCTTATGCCACCGAAGAGTACAACGGTTCTGCAGCTGTCACGATAGATACAGCCAAGATCGATGAGATATACGACGTCGTCACGTCCATGACGGGCACTCTCAATTCAATCTACGACATACAGTTCGGTCGCTGGAGGATAGTGAACAATCAGATGATCTTCTACAAAGACGACAACACGACCGAGGTTGTTCGTTTCGACCTCTTCGACGATGCCGGCAATCCAACGATGGATGCTGTCTTTGAGAGAGTCAAGGTCTGATGGGAAACAAGTTGGTGACTCGCGGCATGGGACCTGTCACAGGCGGCGTCCCAGGAAGAGCTGCGTTGATATCGCAAGGACTTGGAGGTTTCTTTGAGGAGGTCAAGCGACAAGCGATCCGCATCTATCGAGCGGGTCAGAGTGGCACGAAACGGGCACTTCAAGAACTCCAAGAGGTGATGGTCTGGGCCAAACTGATCAGAATAAATGACGAGAAACCTCCCATTCCTATCTCGGGTTCGATTAAGGTGAGAATATCCAAGACGTCCCAGATAGCAGCAGTTCTCATCAGTAGGGCCTCCGTGCGTGTCAGATCTGCGCTAGAAGACCTCAAGATCACGGTAAAGAGGATAAAGTGAGTGATATGTATCTGCGATGGAACCGCTGACAGAAACGATACAATTAGACATCGAAGAGAGTAACGACCTCACGTTCAAAATCAAGATGGAGGGAACAGCAATGTCTCCCGCCAAGGTGAGACTCGTATGTGAGAACGAAGACTTCGCCTACATGTTCAACGGTTACGGCACCGGTGAGGACGAGGTGGTGCAGTTTACTCTCCCGAGGATGGACAAGAAGATCACCGAGGGTACGTACGACGCCCGTGTAGAGGTCCTTGTCGACAACCGCTACTTCGCTCCTCTTCAGTTCCAGATCAACTTCAAGAAGACTCTCTCTGTCGTAGCAGAGACGATACAGGTCGTACGAAAGGCCGTCAAACCTGAGGTCACTGTGACTGCAGCGCCAATATCTGTCATAAAGCCTGTTGCTGCTCCTCCACCCGCAGTTGCCACCATTAAATTTGAGCAGAAGCCTGTTGCCAAAGTCGCTTCTCCCGTCACTCCTCCTGAGCCTCAAAAGATTCAAGTGGAGTCTGCACCACTGCCTGGTTCACTGAAGGATACTTTCCTCAAGAAGACCGCCCAGCCTGGATCACTCAAAGAAAAATTCAGCAAGTGATCTTCGATTCGAGAGCGCCGTCGATCAGGAACTGTCCACAAACTCTTGGTAGGTGAGACCAAATCCAAGACGATCACATACTTATCGCACAGGATAGGTGTGACACATGGCCACGTTCGTTAACACAATAGCACCCACGCCATTTGGCTTTTTTGACGCTGACGCTGACTTTCAAGCAGAAGCAGATTCCATGGTCACTTACGTGAAGAGGAAGCTCGGTGACGACGTCCTCTCTGTCGAATTGACGAAGAAGCAGATCTGGTCTTGCCTTGAAGAAGCTGTCTGCGAATACTCTCGACAAGTCCATGAGACGAAGATAGTTTCTGAATTGACGAACGTCCTTGGTGTATCTACATCGGAAGACTATACGAACAAGTATTCTCGTCAAACACTTGAATACTTGGTGAGAATGGCAGAGCCCTATGCGACTGAAGCTTACGTCGGAGGTTCTTTTAATTACACGTTAGGCTATTTTGATCTTGTCGGTGGAAAGCAGGACTACGACATCTATACAGACTTGAAAGACTTTGTATCAGGCTCGTCTGTATACGGTAATTTACCTGCCGGCAGCAAAGGCAAGCTTAAAGTCGTTGAGTTATTTCACATGGAACCTCTTGCTGCTCAACACTTTTTGTTAAATGCCTCTAACATAACGAACTTCATGGCGACGAACTTCAACTATGAGTCGTATGTTAATTCTTCAATCTTCTATGTTTTACCCATCTTTGAAGACGTACTTCGCAGAGGAATGCTTGAGTCAGCCTTCAGAGTGAGAAGATCACACTACAGTTATGAGATAATGGGAAGCAAACTAAGGATCTATCCTATTCCCATGACAGACTTGCAAACTGGTAAACTTTTTTGTAGGGTGTTACCTCCGCAGAATCCGCTCAATCCTTCAGCATTTTCTGATGATTCTATCGATGGCATCTCAGGTCCCCAGAATTTTCCACTTGGAAACATTCCGTTCGGTTCGATAAACCAGCCAGGTCGTCAGTGGATTAGACAGTATACACTCGCTCTGTGCCGTGAGATGTTAGGCCTCGTTCGATCAAAGTTTCAGAACATACCCGTTCCTAATGCAGATCTTCAGCTCAACGGCGAGTCGCTCGTTACTACGGGACGTGAAGACAAGGATAAACTCCTCACACAGCTTAAGGAGTTTCTTGCAAACTTAACACATCAGAAGATGTTAGAATCCGACGCCGCCGCCGCCGAGTCCCTCAACAAGCAGTTGAAGTACGTTCCGATGCCTAAGGGCCACACCATCACGATAGGATGATCCATGGCACGTCTTTTCCTCGGACCCAGAGAACTCAACTTCATCAGTGACATTACCAAGGAGATTGTCAAGGATGTGATAGGTCAAAAAATATTTCTGTACCCAATTTCCGAGCTGAAGACGAAGACGCACGGAGTCTACAACGAGGCGCTGAAGAAGGTGTACGACAACCCCATCGCCCTCGACGCGCTGGTGGACAGCAACTTCCAGACCGACACGAAGATAGACAAGTTCGGCGTCGACGCCCAGTACAAGATCGAGGTGTACGTTCAACACAGGGACCTCTTAGACAAGGGCATCAACGTTTCCATCGGTGACTTCTTCTCCTTCTCTGACGTCTTCTACGAGATAACAGAGCGGTCGTTCATGAGAAACATCTACGGCATGCCGGAACACAAGGATGGCGTCAAACTCGTCGGCGTCAAGGCCCGCGAAGGTCTCTTTACTGCACCTCTCATTGGACCTACAGATATTGGGTACACCGATGCTGCTGCTGTTCAAACAGAATTTCACCAGCAGCGAGGAGAAGCAGTCGATGAGAATGGTGAGGCGACAGGAGACAAGAGGGATCTTGTCGAAAACGAAGTGCTCGACAAACCCCTGACCGGTCCAAAGCAGGTCTCCGATCTCGGAGATCCTGCACGAGTAGGTTCTGCTTTCTATGATGAGTGAAGGGAAGTTAAATGCCCACCAGACTGAATCCAAGCTACAAAAAGAACTTTAATCAGGCGCCTCTTCAAACAGGATACGAGAACGGCAACAGCGCTCCGTCTCTGACGATTCCTTCTTGCGGAATAGAAGATGTTGACTCGTCAATCTTCGATTTGTTCGACAAGGAAATATCTGCGCAATATGGAGGAATAGATTCCTCTGAAGTCAAGAAGACTCCTGTGATATTTGCAGCAGGAGAAAAGTGGGCTCTTCTGAAAGGCGGAAGGCCCGTGAGAGACAAGAACAATACCTTGATACTTCCACTCATAACCATAATGAGGACTGATCTGAATCAGTCGTCTTCTGAAGATATCGCAGGAAGAGGCATAAATCAGAACGTCGGAGAGATAGTAGTAAAGAGAAGGCTAGATAAGACGGACAGGGACTATCAGAACCTGTCTAACAGACTCCTCATTCCAAATCAGCAGAATCTTTCTGACAGTACACCGAACAGTGTAGTAAATACCGACAGGAAGACAGGCGAACTGTCAAATTCTAGGCCTCGTCGTGACGGAGCAATCCTGGCGCCCAACTTGCTAAACAACGTGTATGAGACCATCGTCGTCCCAACACCACAGTTCTACACTGCGAAGTATCAGGTGACTGTGTGGACTCAATATATGCAACACGCAAACCAAATCATGGAGAAGATTTTCAGTACACTCCTACCACAGGGTCAGTCGTGGCGTCTAGACACGCCCAAAGGGTACTGGTTTGTTGCCAAAGTAGAAGATGGTTCTTTTGCACTGGAGACAAACTTTGATGACATGTCACAGCAGGAGAGGTACATCAAGCACACATTCAACGTAAGCGTCCCTGCTTATTTCTTCGTCCCAGAGTCCCCAGGATCTCCAATACCCATAAAGAGGTACGTGTCTTCTCCGACAATATCCTTTGAATCGAGTTTTGACAGACCAATTACTCCCAATGAGCCTGATGACGGTTATGTTTTAGGATCAGACGATCCTACACTTCCGCTAGACGAACAACCGAATAGAAAGACGGATCAACAGACTGACGGATGGAGGCAGCAGAAAGTTTACCCCGTGTTCTCTGACATAGGCTCTAACTCCGCCGCTCAGGGCCAATTGGATCCTGTCGCTTCCTCAAACTCGTATTCAAATATCAGCTCTCCCCGAGGAAGTATAATAAAAGCAACAGGAAAGAATTCAAAAGGAGAAGTAACTTACTCAGGAGCTTCTCTAGGCGGCCTTGAAATTGTGATTACAAAGTAAGCTTTCTGACTTCGATGTTGATAGTTATGTGAAGAATCAAGATCGAAGGAGATTAGATAATGGCCGAGCAGACTTTCAAGGCGCCGAACTTTTATGAGCGTGAGATCGACCTCTCCGCTCCAACCGTAACAGGACCTGTGGGCGTCCCTGCTACCGTGATCGGTACCGCGAACAAAGGCCCCGCTTTTGTACCTGTCACGGTTGCAAACTTCAATGAATTCGTTCAGCTGTTCGGCAACTTAGATCCAAATAACTTTGGACCATACGCCGTCAACGAATTCTTGAAGCATAGATCATCTCTCACATACTTGAGAGTTTTAGGCGCCGGCGCCAATTCAACAGATGCCCATCTAGATGCGACAAGAGTTTATGGAACTGTGAACAACGCAGGTTTCTTACTGTCAGGATCAGCTTCATCTGCATCAGATGCTAGAGACGTCGGAGCAGTTCAGTTCCTCGTTGCAAAGCACGTGAGAACGGATAAAGGTCTCTACGGCATGCCTGTGTTTCAGGACAACGACACAGTTGCTGATACGACAACGACAGATCTTGGAATCAACTTGGTGAGAGGACTCATCATGACTCCCAATACCGCTAGAGTCATGGTTCTTTCAAGCTCTACTTCTATCACAGGCTTAGGTCCGGCTGTAAATGACTGGACAATTGCCGACGGTGACAATAAGATTAAAATTGTTATTTCTTCGTCATTGGGTTCTACATTCTCGACAGGTGACGGGAAGCCTGGTGTTAAGGTCCTTACAGCCTCTTTTGATCCTTCTGACAAGGACTACTTCGCTAAAGTTTTGAACACAGACCCCGACAAGTTTTTCCAAGAACAGCACTACCTCCACGCAGACTTTGCAGTCGACGTCAACGTTGCTCACGTCAGCTCATCATGTGAGGTCGCTGTCGTCTCTGGTTCTTCGAATACTTCGTCTAATGGCCTCTCTTCTCGTTTCTTCAGAGAAGTCTTCGGTTCTTATAACGCGAGGTATTCTACGCCAAAGACGACCGACTTCATCTCTCAGCCATATGGAACGACTGAGTACGATCTCTTTAACTTCGAGGCGATCGACGATGGAGAGTACGCAAATGCGCTCTACAAGATCTCCATAAGCAACGTTAGAGCTTCTGCAGACGATTCCAACAAGTTTGGAACGTTCAACGTTCAGATCCGTTCTTGGGACGATACCGACACGTCTCTGAATATTCTTGAGCAATATACTAACTGTACGCTCGATCCGAATTCTGACAATTACGTCGCGAAGCTCATCGGAGACAGAAAAGTTTACTACAACTTTGACGCTGTCAATCCAACAGAGAAGAGACTGGTCGCATCAGGGAAGTATCCAAACAACTCGAAGTACGTCAGAATAGTGATGAACGATGCAGTCGAGAGAGGAAATCTTCCAAAGGATGCACTTCCCTTCGGCTTCAGGGGGCCAAAGCTTCTCAACATCAATCCAAGCACAAAGCTCACAGATTCCTTGCCAACGTCAAATGCAAGATTGACAGGACAACTCACGAGCGTTGCCACTTCGCTCTCAAGCTCCTTCCTCCCGCCCATACCACACAGGTACAAGGTTACGAGAGGTGAGGTTTCTACGACAGGAAACTTCGATGGAGCTCCTGGATCTTCTGAGCAGGCAAACGTTTCCTACTACTGGGGTGTCAAGTTCGAGAGAGCCAGCACAGCTTCTACGCCAACATCTAACGATGTCCTCAATGCTAACGTTGTCAATGAAAAGAACGCGTTGCTCGAGGCATATACCAAGTTCGTAGGAATCGAGAAGCTTGATGCTCTCGTGACGGGCTCTACAACTGACAGTCTCAACAACAACAAGTTCACGCTCGCCAACGTTGCCCTTTACAACGAATTGATTACACAGCTCACAAGCTCGGTCAACGACCACATGAGAGAAGCTGCTTACATCAGAAACGCGAAGTTGGACAGCACGAAGTACACTTGGACCGAAGGCGGCAGGAACAGAATGACCTTCGCCACTCTTTTGGCATCGGGTTCTGCTGCTGTGTTCAACAGATTTTCCGCATACTCCAAGTTCACAAACTTTATGTACGGTGGTTTCGACGGAACAAACTTCCTCAACAGAGACGCGCGCAGGATCAATGACAAGTCCGTCTCTTTCGATGCAGCAACAGCTGGTGGAGCCTCCACGAGCAATTCAATAAGCGGATTTACTACCAACCCGTCGGGTCAGAACATCAGCAACAACGGTGTAGCTTCTTACCTCACGGCGGTTGACATCGCCACAAACCCGCTTGAGGCCAACAACAATCTCCTCGTGGTACCTGGAATTCGGGAGCCATACATAACAGACCAGACGATGGCCAAGACTCGCGACTACGGCCTCTCGATGTACGTCATGGACATTCCGTCCTACGACGACAACGGAACCAGGCTCTACGACGACTCTACCAACAAACCAAACATAAACCAGACGACGTCCAAGTTTGACAGCAGGGTGATAGACAACAACTACGCAGCAGTCTACTACCCAGACGTCTTCATCGACGACGTAACAAATCGTCGTAGAGTAAAGGTCCCAGCATCTGTACCAGCACTTGGAGCCCTCGCCTTTAACGACAGAGTAACCTATCCTTGGTTCGCACCAGCAGGATTTAACCGTGCAGCTTTGGATTTCGTCACCAACGTGGCAATCAGACTCAGCAGCACAGACAAGGATCGCCTCTACGATTCACGCATCAATCCTATCGCCTCCTTCCCGAGGCTCGGTTACGTGATCTATGGACAGAAGACGCTGCAGATCAACAAGTCTGCACTCGACAGAGTAAATGTTCGCAGGTTGATGCTCGAGATCAAACGCATCATCATCGACATCGCGCAGAGGATCGTCTTCGAGCAGAACACACCTGCCGTCCGCAATAAGTTTGTGGCAGACACTTCATTCCAGCTCAGCCTCATTCAGGCTCAGGCAGGAGTCGAGGCCTTCCAGGTGGTGATGAACGAGTCGAACAACACGCAAGATGACGTCGACCTCAACCGCCTCAACGGTCGAATCGTGGTCGTCCCAACGAGAGTGGTGGAATACATCGCGATCGACTTCATCATCACAAATAGTGGCGTGCAATTCGTCTGAAATTCGTCACCAGGCACATAGTTAGTAACAAATTGATTGGAGCAGATAAATGGCACAACTGAAATTCGGAAGCGCAGGAGTCACGGCAAGAGAAATTGATATCTCTGGCCCCACGACTCAACAGCCTGTCGGCGTACCCGCTGGTATTGTAGGAACTTCTTTGAAGGGACCTGCTTTCGTACCAGTGACCGTTGGCAATCTGTCGGACTGGTATTCCAAGTTTGGTCAGACAGACGGCAAGAAGTTCGGTCCTCTTGCCGTTGTGGAATGGCTTCGCAATGCGCAGTCAGTCACCTACCTGAAGGTCCTCGGCGTCGGCGACGGTCGCAAGAGAGACATCACAGACGCCAGCAGAGTAACTAGAGCAGGTTTCGTCGTCGGGTCAGAGCTTCCAGACTCAGATGGAGAGATCAGCTCAAACTCTTACGCCAACAGCAACGGCTCTTCGGGGCGCCTTTACTTCCTCGGATGCTTCATGTCTGAGTCGGCAGGCTCCACATTCTTCTCTGAGGCAGGTCTACAAGGAACTAACGCTGTCGGAACTTACAACGTAACAGCATCACTTCCCATAGTGAGAGGCGTTCTAATGGCGCCGTCAGGAGTCTTGCTGAAGCTCTCTTCTTCTCTCGACGCCAACTCTTCAGCACCTGGTCAGACTGCCATAGGGCTTGAGGGTAATGCTTCCGTTAGAGGATCTTCACTTGGTAGCGTTGTTCTCTCGAATGGAACTTCACCGAAGCAAGAGTTCGTACTTTTCCTCAATGGACACAAGGGAACCGACGATAGGTATCCGCGAGTCGTCACTGCATCCTTCGACCCTCTGTCGAACAACTACTTTGCTAAGACTCTCAACACTGATCCATACAAGATTCAGGAAGCAGGACACTACCTCTATGCGAGTTGGGACGTTCATCCCAACCTTGCTGTCGTTACAGGATCTGGACTCGTGCATCCGACTTCAGGTGCTGTCGCATCAAATGCGTACGCCGAACCTTCGGCTTTCTTACTCACGTCTTCGGTTGCATATGACAACGGAACATCGACCGTACCCAACTACGAATCGTTTGAAGACAGATTCTCGCACGCAGTCTCGCCTTGGGTCATCTCTCAGAAGTTCGGTGGACAGGCACAGAACCTCTTTAGGCTTCACTCGTTGGACGACGGATCGGGCGTTTCGACTCTCTTCAAGGTCTCCATCGAGAATCTCAACGTCTCCACAGACCCACTCAACAAATACGGATCTTTCGATGTCGTCCTCAGGTACTGGACAGACAGAGATCAGGATAAGAAGAATATACCTAACGAAGTGTTCCGAGGCGTTAACCTCGATCCGATGTCTGACAGGTATATCGGGAAAGTCATCGGTGACTTGCATGCATACTTCGACTTCGATAGAGACGAAGCAGAGCAGAGAATGGTCGTCGAAGGAAACTACGAGAACCGCTCGAACTACGTGAGAGTAGAAGTCCACGTCGACGTCGAGAACGGATTCGTCGATCCCGCAGCGATACCAATGGGCTTCAGGGGCGTCGATCACCTCTTGACCTCCGGATCAGCGCCTCTCCAGAGTCTTGGAGCCCTCCTCACTGCAGGTCTCAACTCTGATGTAGGAGGAACCGTCTCGAAGAGAGCAGTTACACCACCGGTTCCCTTCCGCAGGAAAGTCACACAGTCTGAGGAGTGGACAGCACTTGAACAGGTCAACAGCAGACTCTACTGGGGAGTTCAGTTCGAGCATCCTGCTTCGTTGGTCAAGAAGAACGACAGCATCCTTCCGAACGACACACTCAAGTCCTTTGCCAAGTACTTCCCCAACTTCGTGACAGGAGAGGCGAAGTTCCTCACAGGCAGCAACAGCGGACAGCCTGACACGGCAGCTTGGGGTGTCATAGACTCGGACAGATTCTGCAACAACATCTTCACGTTGGAGAACCTTCAGGTCGTGACCGCATCGAACGGCCTCGCCGATCCTAACAAGTGGGTCAACGCCGTCTACTGCAGAGACGGAAAGGTCACGTCGACCGACACGTCCAAGTTCCTCACATCGACCGACGCAAGCAAGGTAAGAGGATTTAAGACGGACGACATCAACTCGAACAGACAGTTTGCCAAGTTCACCTTCCTCATGCAGGGCGGATTCAACGGCGTCAATATCTTCGACGAGGACTCCTACGAGATCAACAACAATGCCGTTTCTGCAGACATGAACTCTCAGGCCGGCCGTGGTCTCCAGGACGGAGCATCTGTCAGGACTTACCTCAAGGCCCTCGAGGTCATGAAGAACACGACCAACGTGGACATTCAGCTCCTCGCCATCCCGGGAATCCGTGAGGCGATAGTCACAGATGCAGCGACTCTTGCCGTCGAGGAGAGATTCGACGCTCTCTACATCATGGACATCGAACAGGTCGACGAAAACAACAACGAGGTCAAGCTTGATACACAGAATCCTTCTGTGATCAGGACGGTCGACACCTTCGTCAACCGCTCGGTCGACTCCTCCTTCGCTGCAGCCTACTTCCCTGACGTACTCTATCGTGATCCGATCGGCAGGAACCTCCAGGCGCCTCCCTCGGTCCTCGTGCTCGGCGCGCTCTCGCTCAACGACTCCGTGGGACATCCATGGTTCGCGCCGGCGGGCTTCTCACGAGGTGCTCTCCCAGAGGCAGCGCTCGAGCCTCGCGTCAGACTCTCTCAGGGAGACATGGATAGGCTTTACGACAGGTCAATCAACCCAATCGTCGCCTTCCCAGGAGCTGTTCGAAGCGGAACAAATCCTCGTGGCGGTGTGGTGGTGTGGGGCCAGAAGACGCTCCAGGTCGCTGCATCTGCTCTCGACAGAGTCAACGTACGACGCCTTCTCATCGACATCCGTCGACAGGTCCGAGAGATCGCACAGACGGTCCTCTTCGAGCCGAACCGCGAGGCAACACTCGCTCGCTTCTCCGCGGCAGTCACACCACGCCTCCAGAGGATCCAAGCCCTCGCCGGTCTCGAGAGATTCAAGGTTGTCATCGACTCCTCGACGACGACGCAGGACGACATTCTCAACAACACGATACGTGGTAAGATATTCGTGCAGCCTACCAAGACGATCGAGTTCGTATCGCTTGACTTCGTGGTCGCAAACAATGTCACCCAGGTGCAGTGAGGAATAAATGAGAATAACACGAGGTCAGTTAACCGACCTGATTAATGAAGAAATATCTACAGCACTCTTGGAGCGTCAGAACAGGCGCCTCTTGGAGGCTGCGGGTGTTGAAGACGACGTGGGTCCCATGTCGCTCGACGACCTCGTGGACTTCGCGAAGAAATACGCAAGCCTCTCGAGAGACGACAGGAAGAATCTCGACCTCATCATGGACGGCCGCGGCGAAGGCGTGACCCCCGAGGAGATTCGAGATCTACAGATCGCGCTCGGCGGTTATAGCGTCGACCTCGACGATTACCTCGATGATGCGCTTAACGCTTCTGCGATGTACACGGACGAGGACGAAGACGACGGCACTTGGGCCGCCGCAGTTCGAGCAAACCGCTGATTTCACCAACAATTTTTCGACAGACAGAATACTTAGAACAGGATAACAGGAGAACACCATGGCCGCAGAGACACTTGACGTCACATCAATGATTCCAGCGAAGTTCGAGCCGAAGCGCAAGAATCGTTGGGTGCTTATGATCGAGGGCATCGACGCCTACATCATCAAGACGACGGCACGTCCGACGATCACGACAGAGGAAGTTGAAGTCCCCTTCATCAACTCACGTCGTTACCTCGCCGGCAAGACGACCTTCGGAACGATGGCCGTCACCCTCCACGATCCAATCGCCCCCTCGGGCGCCCAGCAGGTGATGGAGTGGGTCCGCACCCACTTCGAGTCGGTGTCGGGTCGCTCAGGTTACGCCGACTTCTACAAGCGCGACGTGCAGCTGAAGCTCCTCGATCCCGTCGGCACCGTGGTGGAACTCTGGGACATCAAGGGAGCATTCATCACGGAGGCCAACTTCGGTGAGGTCACCTACGAGGACGGCGGACCGGCTGAGATCTCCCTGACACTTCGATTCGACAACTGCGTGCTTCAGTTTTAGTAGAAGTCTTATATCGAATCGTTCGGTGAAGTATAATTACCTCCGCTAGATAACCTCGCGGAGGTTTTTATTATTCTTATGCGAGATTAAGGGACTAACATGGCTCGTGCAACTTTTGAAAGTGGAACCAATCTATTCATCAGCTCTGGTAACAACTACTACTTCAGCAGCAGCTTAGGTGGAGAAGTAGGGATAGGTACGAAGAATCCGACTGCACAATTAGAAGTCTTCGGCGGAGACATCAAGATCTCTTCTCCAGGTGCAATCCTAGATCTCACGACAAACTCCACTAACGGCGTGAGATTCTTCAACAGAGGCGCCGCCGGAATAACGTCGACAACACAGGTTGCATACGAAGAAGGATCCTACACGCCTACATTGTCTGCAGGTTGGACGGCAACTGCAGGTAATTACGCAGGCTATTGGCAGAGAAGCGGCACCAGAGTTACAGTTTGGGTTAATTTTACCGGTGGTACAAACAGCGGAGCGACAGGCGGTCAGACAATAAGTCTTCCTACTGGCTTGACACCTGTTAGACTTGGCTCCGGTACTGCAGTAAATACCAGCGGTACTGCTCTTGGAAACGGAGTCGTAGTAGCGACAACTTCGGGGACAATTGTGAATGCAAGCATAATCACAACCACGACTGTTGACAAGGTATTGCAAGTCAGTTACTTGATATGATGCTTTAAATCTATCAACCGACGCCTTGATACCCTAGCGATCCTGTCAGAGTAGACATCTGACTCGAGGGTATTCCTGTGAGACCAGCCACGAGCTCGTAACTTGAGGTACCGGTTCCTGCTCCTTGCAAGAATATAGCTTTCACTCTAAAATCTCCGCTGAAGGACTCGTTCTGTCCGAGAACAATTCTGTTGCTTCCAGCGACTCCAAGTTCTGTGAAACCTACCGCTAATGCGTCTGCGCCTTTGTTCTTCACTGTAAAAAACGCGACTATGTGTGAAAAGTCGTGAGACTTAGTAGCGCTACTAGCGACTGTTGATGCCGTCACGTAGGGTATAAGTGAGATTTGATAAGCTGAGACGTATCCCTCGCCTTGAACAGGATGATTTAAAGCCATTGATTCACCTTCCTCTTAAGTATTAGATGCTGTGGTCGTTTTTCTCTCAATTGTTTACATAGACTCTCGATGAATTATCCTTATACCTAGGAGATAGACCCTAAATGTCAGACGATAGAGAGCAGAAGAACGCGATTTTTTCACAGCAGCTGCCACCCGGTGTGGATCCCAGAATGCCTCGTCAGTCGCACGCCGAGAAGGTCAAGGCAGACTTCGGTCTTGAGATACCGAATGAAGTCGTTCCTCTTCCATCGAACGGAAAAGTCTACTCGCAGGACTCTTCTCTCTACGGATCAGAGGTCGTCGAGATCAGAGCAATGACCGCCCGCGAGGAAGACATCCTGACTTCTCGCGCTCTCTTGAAGAAGGGAACAGTTATCACAGAGCTCATTAGATCCTGCCTCGTAGACAAGTCGGTCAATCCTCTCGACCTCCTCAGCGGTGACAGGAATGCGCTCATGGTCGCCATTCGCATCACGGGTTATGGTCCTGAGTACAATGTTGAACTTGAGTGCAATGAATGCGGTGTCAAGTCTCCTCACTCCTTCAACTTGGGGGCCCTTCCGATCAAACGTCTCGAGATAGAACCAGTTCTACCTGGAAGTAATTTGTTTGAGTTTAAGTTGCCTAGAACTGGCAAGGTCGTCAAGTTCAAGTTTATGACTGGCCGCGACGAGGAAGAGATGATGGTCATGAGTGAGAAGCAGAAGAAATTGGGCCTTCCGACAGACAATAGCGTCACAACAAATCTCCTCTATTCCATCCAGTCTATCGAAGGCATTCAGGACAGATCTGCCATCGCGGCGTTCGTCAAGGCAGTTCCTGCGGCCGACTCGCTCGCTCTCAGAAACTACATGCGCGATCACGAACCAGGCATCACGATGAGACAGGACACGACCTGCAATGCCTGTGGACACACCGAGGAGGTCAACATGCCGCTCGGCGTCACGTTTCTTTGGCCTTCGGCCGGAAGATAGAGAAGACCTCCTGATGGAACCAGCGTTCCTCCTGATGTACTACGGAGGATTCACTTGGAGGGAGACCCAACACATGCCAGTCTCCTACAAGCGCTGGTTCATCGAGAGGATAGGCAAGGAAATTTCGAGGTCGCACGAAGCCGGCCAGACTCAGAGCAGAGCAGCCCACCAGAACACGCCTGATGTGAGGACCTTGCAGGGTAAGTCGAGAGATCAAACTCCCTCACGCTTGAGAAGATTCACCTAAATTGTGTGAATCTTTTTTAGCTTCTATTTATTTAACATACGAATAGGAGAGATGCATGGAGTCGACACCCAATGACGAAACCCTCAACGAGGGTGGATACCTCAATTTGACAGGAAAGATATTTCTCGCATCCCTCGGCGCGTGGCTCGTCGGCAAAGTCATCAACACGAAGGTCCGAGGAAGTAGAGACGAGATACAGGCCGTAACAAATGCTCTCATGTCATCCAAGAAGTTTCAGGATGAGTTGAGACGTCCCGGTGCGTCTGTTGAGTCTGTCATGGAGAAACTAAGAGTAAAGCAGATGTCGGCGTCAGAGTTTGAAAGAGTTCTCGGCGTCAGATGGCCTCTCTGAGAGTAACTTAAATGGCGGGTGAGATGGATCCTAAGGCAGCGGAGGAGCTAGCCAAAAACATCCAGAACGTGAAGAACGCGTCGCTGGAGACCACCCGTGCTTTCCAAGAACAACTTAAAATAATCACTCAAATGAGGGACGCCATGTCACAGGTGGCCGGAAATGTCCGCGCCATGTGTCAAGGAGAGTGCGGCGTCCTGGATCCTGAAACTTGGCAAGAAGTTTCAAAAGAAGTAGAAAAGCACAACACTGAAGTGAGCGAGGCAGCAGCAGCTGCGAAGAAACTCGCTGAGGTCATGAAGTCCACTCTCGCGAAGGCAATCATCATTGCGACGACTGCTCTGACAGGTCTCACTCAAGGCTTCAAGAACGTCATCGCCATGTCCAAGGCGGCAGGAAAAGCAATATCCACGATCGGCGGTGGAATATTCTCTATCGCGCAATCGATTCTGAGCATACCCTTCAAAATATTCGAGAAATTATTCGACATGGCGAACCAAGGAGGAGGCGGCAATGAATTGGCCGCAGCCTATCAGGAGGTCGTCAAGCAGTTCGGAGACTTAAAGTCAGGAATGGGTAAAGCTGTAGTCGACACAGCTAAAGGTCTGGACAAGGCCAACAAGACAGGAATAAGCACCATCCAGATCTTTGGGAGCATGGCCGAGAGAGTGAAGGCAGCGAAAGAAATGGCCGAGGGACTCGGTCCTGCTTTCTCCGTCTTTGAGCAGGAGGTCGAAAAGGGAGGATCAGCGATGCTGATCTTCAACAAGGCGCTTGGAATATCTGGGGAGCAGATGGGCAGCATCGCCTCCAACGCCATGAGGATGGGCAAGAGTATCAACGACGTCCACATGAGCATGACCAAACAGGCTCTCGGAATGGAGAAGGCGTTCAAGCTCAATGCAAAGACTCTCTCCAAGGACATGGCGAAGGCGATGCAGGACCTCTCGCACTTCGGTCACTTGAGCACCAAGGAAATGGCAGTCACCGCCGCCTTCGCTCAGAAGATGGGCGTGTCGATCGACAAGCTTGTCGGAGTGATGGACGCCACTTCCACCTTCGACCAGACGGCCGAGGGAATGTCCAAGTTGAATCAACAGTTCGGATTGAACATTGATTTCACTGAGATGATGACGGCTCAGTCACCCGAGGAAAAGATAGCACTCCTTAGCAAAGAGTTTGCACGAACGGGCAAGGATCTCTCTAAACTTACATTGCAGGAACGTCAACTCATCAAGACGTCCTCGAGCCTCACCGACGAGGCTCTCAACTCCATGGCAGCCCATGGCGACATGTCCGACATGCTCAAGGACCTGAACAAGCAGGCCGACAAGAACGAAGACAAGGTCATGTCTCAGACCGAGGCGATGAAGGAGCTGGCGAAGCAGATCGACAAACTCACGCCCAGCGGCGGCGAGAACAAGAAGACCATCTTCGAGCAGATCATAGAGGGAATGACGCGAGGAATCAAGGCATCCCCAGAATTCCTTCAGTTGATGAAGAACATCAGAGACGTCTTCAGGCTTGCTCTTCACTTCGGTTTCGAGCTTGGAAAGCAGATCATGAAACTCCTCCCGGGCTTCGGTCAAGTCCTGACGGGCTTCAAGGAGCTCTTCGATCCTGCTCGCTTCAAGAAGATGTTCGACGGCATCCTGGGAGCATTTAAGGAACTCGAAAAAGGAGGTCCCGATGCTTCTAAGCGTTTCTTTGAGAAGATATCAGCGTCTTTCAAGGAATTCTTCACATCAGGATCGGGCGCGACCGAGAAGATAAAAGAGGGTTTCGCTAGCATTGGAAAGACGCTCATCAAAGTCGTTGCAGGCCTGGGAACCTTTTTCATGGAGGGTCTTGCAAAACTTCTGCCGAAGATCACAGATGGAGTCATCAAGTTCCTCAGCTGGATAAAGAATCCAAAGGAGATCGGACTCGACAAGGTGAAAGGAGACGCCCCAGAGTGGCTCAAGCCTCTCATAGACATGTTCGGAACGTTCAAGACCGTCCTTCTTCCTGCCCTCAAGGACGCTTTTGATAAGATATGGCCAGAACTCAAGCCTCTTCTTTTGAAAGCGGCGCCTTACGTCACGGGTGCTATCAAAGCAATGTTGTTTGCAGCGTTCGCCCCAGCAATGCTGAGCGCTATAATAGGAACAGCATCAACATTTTTAGGGAAGGCGCTTTTCGAGGGAATTCTGCATGCGACAAATAATGCTGCGGACAAAGAAGTCGGAACTCTTGCCAAGAAGTTCTCTAGTTTCTTTAAGAATTCTTTCGCAAAAGTCGAAGGATTCCTTGGTAAGGAATTCTTTGGTAAATCTTTAGGGGCAATTCTGAAGGGTGCAGGCGTTGTAACAGCTGTCGTCACTGCCGCTGTCGATGTTAGTGACGCCATGGAAAAATACACAGATATTCTTCAGAAAGATGGATTCTCTCCTGCAGAAGCGAAGATGGCTGCTGGCACTGCCGGCCTTATAAACACGCTGACTTTAGGTCTGATACCTGAAAGTCTACAGGGTACACTTGCTCGCGGAGTCGCTGAGATATACAAAATGCTCTTTGAGCAACTCGACAAGTGGTTCGGCCCAGGATTATCTAACTCTTTGAAGCAGGCTTTTTCTGGTATCTTTGATTTCATCGGTGGAATCGGTGGACTAATAAAGGGAATGTGGCAGGGCGACTCAAAGAAGGTCGACGAGGCCTTCGAGCAGATAGGTCAAGGAATCGTAGACCTTTTCATCGGTGCAGTCAAACTTGCTGCGGTCGCAATATTCCAGATAGGACCCCTCATCTTGGAGTACTTGATGAAGGCAGCAGGATGGATATCCGGCAAGATAGGAAACATCTTCGCCTCTCTAGAGCACGTCCCCATCTTCGGCCCTCTATTCAAGGTCATTGGTGACCTCTTCCACGGAATTCAAGAGATCTTCAACATGTCTGCACAAGGCTGGAAGGAGATCGGAGATTTCTTCAAGCAGTTTGACATCGCACAGTGGTTCAGCGACGCCGGCAAGGCTTCCTCTGATTTCTTCAGCGGCGTCTGGCAGACGATAACGGGCTGGTGGAATTCCGTCACGGAACTCTTTGGCAAAGTGTTTGATGTCATCACACTTCCTTGGAGACTTGCCTACAACTTCGTGAAGACTGTAGTTGAGGCCATCTATGAAGAGGTCATAAGTCCTGTTGTCGATTGGATATCCGAGAAATTCGACATGATCTATGAGTACGTCGCAGGAGCTTTCAATAGCATTCTTGCCAATATCAAGATGATGTTTAATATCGTCATGGAGGACGTCATCAATCCTTTCGTTGACTTTGTCATCTCCTGGGGAAAGAAGATCTTCGAGTGGGTCACTTGGCCCTTTAAGACGGCATGGACGGTCATTCAAGGTACGTTCGATGTCATGAAGATACTCTTCACTTCATTCGTCGACATCATCACGCTTCCCTTCAAGACGCTGTACGGAGTGATAACCAGCACTTTCGCGTACATGTGGGACACTGCTACTGGAATCGTCGCGAAGATGATAGAGTGGGGCAACGACCTTCTCAATATACTCACGAATCCTGCCGACAAAGCTTCGCTTAGGCTGGCCAAGTTCTTCGTGTACATCTGGAACGGTTTCAAGGAGATTCCGACCAAGCTTGTTGAGTGGGGCAAAGGTCTGTTCAACAGCATAACTACACCGTTTAGCGACGCGTGGGAGACGATCAAGAAGACGTTTAGCTGGGACAACATGAAATACGTCTTCCTCAACATTGTTGAAAGTATCAAAGAAACTCTTGGAAAGCTCGCAGACATCGGACCCTTCAAGGCGCTCATCGACATCGCGAAGAAGGTCTTCAAGATTCAGTCGCCCTCGAAGGTGTTCGCCGACATAGGAAACAATCTCGCCGCAGGCATGGATCAGTCGCTGTCTATGATACCTGCCAATGCCGAGAAGACTTTCGATGCCACGATTGACAAGGCCGAAGACATGGCGAAGAGCATGGCAAAGGTCTCTCGCACTGCCATACCCGACCTGAACGTCGATGCCAACATGAAGCCGACAGCCGGCGGCATGGGTGCATCTGGTGGTTACAGCATCCAGGGCAAAGACATAACGATCAACGTCAACTTCAATGTGACGATGGACGTCGACAAGGTAGAGAAGGTGATCATAACCCGTCAGCAGTCTGTCATCAGAGACAGGATCAACTTCCTCATGGACAACACGATGAAGGGTAACTCTCAGACAGCGAACGCGTTGATCAAGTCAGTCGGTGAGCAGAGCGGCAACGTGGCACCAAATGCAGCTCCGTGATGTAGAATGGAGTCACGACCATGAAAAAAGAAGACTACATAAAGCTACTGAACGAGGATCCGATCTACAAGGACATGCTCAAGAAGGCAACAGACCCGAAGGAGAGACGGATCATATCGGCCTACGCAGAGGACTTCATACACAAGTTCTTCAGAGACGTCGTGGAACCAGCGAAGAAAATTCTGGAAAACGATCCTGATGCTCTAAACAAAGCATTCCTAGAAGTACAGAAAGATCTAATTAATAGCAACAGCGGAAGCCAGGAAACGTAACATGCCGAACTCGCCCAACAACCAAAGACCCGGTGGAATAGACACCGGAACGGGTGGATTCCCGATTGGTCAGAACGACTCATTGAACACCTACGACGTCGGTTCTGAGCTGGGCGATGCGTCTCCAAAACCTAGGTGGAGCCCAGGTCAGATAAACGTCGACAAGGAAGTGAAGGATCTCTCGAGAGGAACCAAGAGAACTCTGGCCTCTTATCTCAGCGATACAACTCTCGGTAATACGCCTTCCTCTCCTTCCTCAGTGAGCAACAAGTATCCCATAAACCACGTCGACGGTCATGACCCCGACCCTCTTAGTCTCATGGACGAGAAGGGCTATCCTACGTCACCAGACAGAGACTTGGACGGTCATCTCAACAAGTTCATTCCTGGAAAACAGCTGCAGAGCAGGTCCAGCGCGGACACCAATTTGAAAGTGAAGAGAGGCCGTCAAGACGGAAATCTTCCAGATGGAAACGAATTGCTGAAGAGCGTCACGCCCCCCACCCCTGCCGCCTCGAGCATGGGTGGAAAGTTCACGCCTTCCATGAATTCCGTCAATCTTCCTGACGGCAATCCTGTTAAGCAGTACTACGGTAGTCCGAACCTCAGCAACTCCGTCATATACAACCGCTTCAATCCTGAGGGCGGAGACTATCAGACTCTCGGAGCTGCACTCAGTTCACAGCAATTCGCGAAGAAGTACACACCAGGAACAAGCGAGGCCGTCAGAGACATGTCCTATGGACGCCTCGCTCAGGTAGGAGGAATACTTTCGTCCAGGGCATCCACGGAACTGAACTCCAATTCTCCAGGTTATGTTCCTGATGTTTTAGGATCTGCGCTTCCAGGCCCTGCTCAGATCGGAATCACTAGGATAAACAGAGATGAATTGACCGCCGAGAGCGTCATAAAAGACCTCACTGAGTCTTCGATTTCTGAGAACACTCTCGTCAACGTGGCAGGTCAGTCCTGGGGTACGCTCAACAACATCAACGACCAGTTCTCAGGCATGTCTAACTTCGGAATGAAGCTGCTCGCCGTCGCTCTCCTCGCCGCGCTCTCTGTTGTCGTTCTGGCGATGACTGCGTTGTTCTCAATTGGAAGCTCTAGTTCTCCTTTCAAGAAAACAGACGGATACGGCAGACCGTTGTACGGAGCTTACAAAGTGGATTCTGCTCCTTCTGGTTTCTTTACTTCCATTCCATTTAGCCTCTGGCGAATGCTTGGAATAGAAAACACCAACAATCCTCTCAATCTTTGCATTCCCACAGGAGCTCTCGCTTTCTTCGGAATGAACGTATCAGAAGTCACATCAGCGGGTATGGCCGCACGTGCCGCCTTAAATGGCTTACAAGCAGTTTCCGAAAGCCCTGGTTATTATGCGATACTGGGAAGAATGATTGGCTTGTCATTCGTTCAGATAGGAGACGCTTTCGCGTCTCTTGGGCCTGCATTTTCTGCAGGAGCTTTCTCGGGTGTGTCCCAGATATTTAATGTCGTCGGTGCAATAAGAGCCACAAGATTTATCAGAATTCTCAACATCTTTGCTAGAGTTGGAGACAGGACAATAGATGCTAGCAAAGATGTGGGAGGTAGTAGAAACATTGCTGATCTTGGAGCTCCTGGATTTGGAACTAGATTCACAGGTATGATAGACAATCTTCCCAACACAGACAGACTAAAGAATAGAATGCTTGTTACGGGAGATGGTGTTAAGCCACTGACACTCGCTTGGGCAAGTTATAGAGCAAAAGACCTCTTTATTGTTCCTTCTAACCTTAGCTTAGTTCTTGATTCTCCCCATGCAAAATCAATGGGATCGATAAGACCTTACAATTCTTCCATACCGCTTCTTGTTGAAGGAGGCTTTGAGAGAAATTCTTATTCGACTCCTGACAGCGAGGGAAGTAGAATAGATACAAATTTAAGAGAAGCGATAGAGAAAGATCTTGAATCGGAGTATGTTCCTTTTTACATTCACGATGTAAGAACGAACGAAATTGTAAGCTTCCACGCGTTTCTTGCCTCTCTCTCAGACGGATACACAGCGTCCTATGATACCGCAGAGGGTGTTGGAAGAGTAGAACCCATAAAGATCTACAAATCTACCACAAGAAAAGTTGACTTCTCTTTCTACATTGCTGCCACAAATGAAAAAGACTTTGACTCAATGTGGCTTAAAGTGAATAAACTCACGACACTTCTGTACCCTCAGTTCACTGAAGGAAGAACAATTACAGATGGCAGTACCAATACTATCTACATGCCCTTCAGTCAGACTATTCAAGCTTCGCCTCTTGTGAGAGTCAGGATAGGCGATCTGATCACTTCTAACTAATCCAAATTTAACTTGGCTAGAATCTTTGGATATTCTTACAAGGGTACTAAGTTCGGCGGAGTTGACAGACCAGACAAATCTGAAGTAGACGAATCAGGAGACGCAAGAAAATTTGACAAGAAGCTTGAAGAATTGAGACGGCGCCCAGGAAACACTTTTATTACGAACGCTAAGTTAGAAGACTATGCTGTCAGAGTTCCCAGAAATTATGACAGAAGTCCACCGGATGATTTAAATTTGCCTAAAGGTCTTGTTCTCGAGGTTGTTAAAGTCAACGAAGAAAAGAGGATTGAGTGCAAAGTAGTAAAAGCCACAGGTGAAGACGCCGAAGAATATCCCAGCTCTGTAATAGACGCAGCTGTAAAGGCGTATGGAGATGAAAGTTTCCCACCTCAGCACATCCTAGATAATGGTTACAATTATATCTTCGATCCAGCTGATTTGAGCCCTACATTAAGCACTTTAAGGAAAGTGACAGACGAATTGAGCGGTGGATATTCTCTTAACGTGAGAGACTTCATGCAAGACGACCCGCTTGACTCAAGCAAAGGAAACGCTGTGGCGCGTTCTTTTAGATCTTCAGGAGGAAAAGGGCTCGCAGGATTCATAGAGAGCATGAGCTTTGACTGGTACGATAAGGTCACGTGGACTACGAACGAAGGACCTGGTCGAAAAGCTCCTAAGATGTGCAAAGTGACCATATCGTTCTCACCAATACACGACATCACACCGGGTCTCGATCATATGGGCTCCAACAGAGCACCGATATACAGAGTTAGAAGTATCGTGTGATCAATAAGGAATTAAGCAATGTCATTCAGTAGGTACGTCAACGACACGAGGATAAACCTGGGTCAGCAATTGGGAAGTCCCAGCTCTATATTACTTCTGAAGAGAGCGATCAAAGACGGAACTGTGCCTATTGTCAGGTCCGTCGTCATAACGGGTGATGAACGACTTGATGTCCTCTCAGGAACTTTCTACGGCGACGGAAGGTTTTGGTGGGTCCTCGCCGCGGCGAGTGACATCGGCTGGGGACTCCAAGTTCCTGCCGGGACTGTCGTGAACGTCGTGAAGATTTCTGACGTCGAGAGGTTGATAGGGTAATGGCCTTCAACAGACTTGAAGACTTCTTCAGGACGCTCTCGCCATCAGGAGTGTCCGGGGACGCAAGAGGAGACAAGATAACAGACAAGAAGTCTCTTAGATCAACTCTGATGCACATGCTCCTCAACCCGGGGGGTAGATTCTATTCTTACGAAGACATCGTCACCGAGATAAACAATTATCTCAATGGAAACTCTCCTGAAATTCCTGCAGAAAAGGAGAAGGAGGGTCTTCTCTTTCACGCCCTCGGGTCGAAGAGACTCGACCTGTCTGACAGCGACTATTGGGACGGACTCGAGAGTGTAGACGGACTTCTAGCCGGCATCACTGACAGCAAGAAGGTGAAGACTTCGGTGTTCTCCATAAAGAGTCCCTACGTCAGTCCATCTCTCAAAGGAACAGAAGAGATCGACTTCTTCTTGAATTACATACCTTCGATAGTCACGTCACAGATGGTTCCTTACTTGGACGTCGAATTCCATATAAAGCGTCCCGTCGATGGAACGGGTTACACCAGCACGCCTTCTGTCATGAGGTTTCTCTTGGGATCGAAGCCTACAGCTGACATGAGTCCTGCTGACAAACTCCTCGCTGAAGGAAACACTTATTCTGTAGGGAAAGACTCCGACGCGAGAAAGGTGTCAGTCGCAGGCATGGAGTTGTTCCTCATGCCTGCGACACTGACAAACATGGACTCGTTGACAGCGCAAGGTTTAGGCCAAGAAGGCGCGCGCCTTGTCAGGGCAAAACCTTTTTTGCCTTTTGCGTCGATCGAAGGATTAGACGTCAGCATGCAGAACGCCGGAGCAGGCTCCTTTGTCCACAAGAAGGGAAGCCTGAAGCTGAAGATACACGACAAAGCACGAATATCCGAGATGTCAGAGTTCTTCCGCGGTGAAGTAGGTTTCTCGCAAGCCTTGATATGGACGACTTATGGGTGGATAGCTCCCCGAGGTCCCTCAGAGTCAGAAGATGGCTATAGCTCATTCATCAACAAGAACATGCTGGTGAAGGACTGCTGGCAAGTCATGAACTCACAGTTCTCTTTTGATCAATCAGGACAGGTTTCTGTCAACCTAGAGATAGTCTCTGCAGCTGCTAGAACCACTCATGGACTGACAGTGTGCAAAGTGGACGAACAATTGAAAAACTTCCACAGGACAATTCAGTGGATGAACGAGCTCAAGAAAAAAGCAGCAGGAGCCGACGGTAAGTTCGTTGTTAGTGCGACTGCCGAACAAGTCTTGAATGCAGCATCAACAAACGGCGTGTTCAAGGACATAAAGGACATGGACGTAGCCATAGCGAGTCTTGCTGCTTCGCTCACCCAGTCAGGAAAAGTTACAACGGAGGAAGCCGACACTTTCATAGAGAAGATAAACAGTCTTCGAGGCGACAACAGCTACGACAAGTTCAAGGAGAGAGCTGCAGCTTTCGTCAAGAATCAGTTCGACGGTCTTGTGAGAACCCCTGAAAGACCCGATCCCTTTCTCCCTGTCGACAAGAAGTCCAAATACTTTCCAGGAAAAACTGCCGAAGCCATCAAAGAGATAGAGACTTACATCACAAACAACACGAAGCGTAACGAAGAAGTCTCAGGAACACAGTCCTCGACGGTCGAGAAGCACAAGAAAGAGCAGCAGTCGAAAACTAATCAACAGAATGCGAAAATAATAAATGAAGTTTTTGCCGCTTTTGGTGGAAAAATAACAGATGCAGCGGTTAAGCAACAGTTTCAAGCTGCAAAAGATGCTGCTGCTAAAAAGTCTGATATAAATCTTTTTAAGAGAGAAATAAATAGAATAAGAGCAGGAACAGGAGTAGGAGCAGCTAGCACTGGCTTCTCTTTTGGCGCTGCTATAGTGGGACGTGCAGCTGGATTTGCAACTAATACCGCAGATATAAAAGTCTTAGACGACGCTCTGAAGCAGATAGGAATTTCTTTGGCAGCTCAACGTAAAAAAGCAGCCGCTGAAGGAGCATCTGCAGGCGAAAACGTCACAGGAGAGATAAGGCTCAACGCTGACGTCGTCTCCTTCGGGAAGTTGTTCACGAGATTCGTCCTCCCGAGCATAATAGAGACTCAAAAGGCAGACGAGCTGCAGGTGTTCTTCTACGGCCTCAATGACAAGTGCGGACCCATGAGTAGCCTCAGCATCGCTGAATTCCCAGTCGACGTCAAAGAGCTGGCCTATGCCTACAGTGACGCTGTGAAAAAATCCAACGTTGACACACTCAGCATTGAATCCTTCCTGAGACTAGTCATAGAGTCACAGTTCGTCAACAAAGGTTCGCTTGCCTATGGTCTAAACAGGTATTACAAGATTACCGAGGAAAACGGAACGAGAAAGTCAAGCATAGACCTCGACGACAAGGACACAAGAGACGCATACGAGAAGTGGTTGGAAAAATACGGTACACTCGTGCTTCCTACGATAGAGATGTTCGTTGAGACGGGAGAGAAGGGATCCTACGGAAAAGACATCGTTGGCAGTCTAAAGAAGACTGCCACACGCACTCAGCTCGGTGCAACAGATCCGAAGGTCGGAGGTGACAGAGAGACGATAATGAGGATCCACATATACGACAGGACGAACAATCCTTTCGGGTTGATGCAGAAGATAATCAACAGCGGGACAGGTCTAGAAGTGGGCGACATCGACTCTGACGCACTCAGCAACTTCATAGAAGAGCTGAGCAAGACGGATCAGCTCGACAAGATAACTTCACAATCTGACACCTTCAAGTCCAGTGCAAGTAACTACAAAGACGCACTCAAATCATCTGGTGTGTCTGACGTGACAGTCGGAAAGTTCGAGCTCGTGAAGAGGCCCGGAGGAGACAAGATAACGATACCCAAGGACAGGAAGACGTTCAGGGAGATACTCATGAAAACCGTTCCAGCAGTCGTGATAGGAGCCAACGGCTCGATCGTCCTGTCTGTGAACGTCGCTTCCAAGACGGACGGTCACATGGGCGCGATAAACCTCACGAACCTAGCGAAGGGAAGAGAACCCGGCAAGGTAGGTCTCAACAACAACGGTCTCCTCGAGGCGAACGGCCTGCCGCTGACAGTCGTTCCCGTGCAAGTGACAATGACGACACTGGGAGTCCCGACTGCCCAAGTATACCAGACTTTCTTCATAGACTTCGACACCGGGACCACACTAGACAATCTCTACAGCTGCTCACAGATACAGCACTCGATATCGCAAGGAAAGTTCACCACGAACTGGACGTTCATATTCACAGACGGATACGCGAAGTTCGGTTCACCTCCGAGCATCAACGAGATAATCGCAAGAAAAGCTCAGGACAAAGCAAAGCAACTGAAGGAGGCTGCGGCAGCGGCCGCAGCAGCTAAGGCCAGTCCCAAGAAGCCCGGTAAGTCTTCTGGCAGGAGTCAGACGCCTGCCAAGGGCGGCAATACCTCCGGTGGCAAGAAGCCAGGTCAATAGTGTAAAATCATTCCTCAGCGTGATAAAAATAGAAGCGTGCGTCGCTTCACAATAGACTCTTCTCTCCTCGGCACATCGAAGCATATCGTCGGTGATTCCGACGGATATGTCTTGGCTGATTCTGTGCCTCGCGACACATGGCATCTCACCGGTGAGATAAAGATCGCCCCTACAGCGCGCTGTTTAGACACTCTCAGAAGACTTGTCGGAAAGAAGCTGCCGCAAGTTCCTGAGAAGTACTTGACCTCCATGAGTTGCCTCGTCACCGATTTTCAGGACATCGTCATCCCATGGAGGTACGTACTCCCCCAGGATGAATTCAGAATATTCTTCAAAAATGTCGTACAGGAAACAACAGACACATTTTCTGATCTTCCCTTCGATTACTACGAGGTCGCCTGGAGTGCAGGCTCTCGCGTCCTCAACTCTTTGAAGCCTGCTTCGATCGACCCTATAGCTTTGCAACGACACATAGACGGGATTGGGCAAAGTGCACCAGGACTTGAGAGTTTTCGTCCGAAACGCAGTGGCTTCTCGCAACCTGTTGAATACGATCGCTTCGCCACGAGGACCGGGAGGCTCACGATCACTAGTGGCCCGAACATTCTGGTGCTCAAGAAGAGCTGTAGAGATATCCTGAGATCTTCCTTTGAAGGCGGATCCATCGTATCTCTCGATTTTAGAGCGCTCGAGGCGAGGATCGTCCTCGCTGAAGCAGGCAAATACTCTAGAGAAGAAGACATCTACGACGAGATCTCTCAGAAGCAGTTCAAAGGTGTCATTCCCAGGGACATCGTGAAGGTCTCCGTCCTCTCTGACTTATACGGTATATCGCGCGGAGCATTAAAGGCTCGACTCGGCGTCTCTGACCAAAAACTCGACTCATTTATTGGAGTCATTCGAGATTACTTCAGAGTCGATGAGCTTCGAACGAAGCTCAAGGCGCAAGTCGGATCATCTGGGATGATGATGAATAGATTCGGGCGTCCACTCAGTGTCCCAGAAGGGCAAGACAACCTCCTTGTGAACACTTACGCACAGTCCTCAGGCGTCGACGTCTCCATGCTTGGATTTGATCAGATCTTAAAGACTCTCGGCACGGAGGGAATTAGGCCTCTTTTCGTTTTGCACGATGCAGTAATCATCGATGTTAGAAACGACAGACTGAGTGACGTTGAATCGATAAGAGACGTCATCGTGCCGACATATGAAGAGCCTTTTCCTCTCAAGTTTGAGACGATAACCAATAGTTAGACTCATGAAGTTGACGATTGGTAAACTTAGGCAAATCATCAGAGAGTCCATCGAAGAGACCATCAGCGAATTAGATGCAGGCTCTAGGAGCACAGGACCGGAGGAACTCGCCGATGTCCTCGGTTTCGACTGGTACACTTTGACTCCCGCAGAAAAGCGCGACTTCGGCGACCTGATGATGTCTATACAGTCAGGATCCAGCGACAAGAACCTCATGTTGGCGTTGCACAACCTACCTCTCGAGAAGAACTTCGGAACTTCGAAGCCCGGCGGCAGGTATGCTGCTCCTGATGACGATGAAGTCGACTTCGGCGGAATGTTGCGCAAGATCAGAGCAAACTACACTGTTTGAACAAATGTGGTCGATGGTGTAGAGTCCAACCCATGGAACTCACACCGGAACAGATCGCAGAGAACTTTGAGAAGTATCGTGGCTTCATGGAGAAGCTCGGAGACAGAGCGGAACCCGCTCTTGCACTTGTGGACCACCTCGGAGAGAGGTTGGCGTTGTGCCCCGCATCGTCGCGAAAGGACTACCACCACGCCATCCCGGGCGGTCTCGTGGATCACTCTCTTCGAGTCCTCAGCAACGCGCTGAAGCTTGTCAAGGCTTTTGGGTGGGATCTTCCCAAGGATTCCCTCATCATTGGCTGCCTCACCCATGACATCGGCAAGGTGGGCGACCACGAGAAGGACTACTACGTTCCTCAGGATTCCGATTGGCACCGTGAGAAGATCGGTGAGATGTACAAGCACAACAAGGACATTCAGTACATGACCGTCCCAGATCGAGGCGTGTGGTTGTGCCAACACTTTGGTCTTAAACTCACACAACCAGAGTGGCTCGCAATCAAGCTCAACGATGGTCAGTACGCTGACGAGAATGCTCCATACAAGATGAAGGAGCCTACTCTCGTTGATGTAGTCCACATCGCCGACTTCATCTCGACAAAACAAGAGAAGAACCTGTAGTTTCTGAATACTTATCCGTATGAGCGCTTTACTGAGACAGTACATCGAGGCGGTCCTCTCTGAGGTCACTGACTATCGTGTACCAAATCAGTTGGTATCCAAAGGATCACCTAAGAAGCAAGAGAAGAAGTCGGATAAGGACTCGGAAGAGGAGACGGAAGAGATGGACGAGATGAATGTCGTCGGCAACATTGCAGGTTACACAGCGCCTCTTGGCGCTTCTTCGGCTGACGTGGGCGCGAACCCAACGAAGCCGGGTCAGAAGCTCAAGAAGAACAAGAAGAACTTTGTTCGCTGGAAGTGATCTCTGTTGGGACAAACAATTGAACAGTTGCGTCTCCACGTGATATGTTGAAGATTCAAATGGCGACGGTGGTACACCACGCGGTGTGGTGCTGCTGTCAACAGGCGAAAAAGAGGAAAAGGAATAGGAATAATGGCAATCGATCTAGAAGCAATCAAGCGTCGTGTGGCAGAACTCAGTGGCGTCAAGAAGACGTCTTCGGTCCAACTCTGGAAGCCGGGTCTCGGCGAGCACAAGGTTCGCTGTCTTCCGTGGAAGAACTCCGTCGACGGTCAGCCGTTTACAGAGAGGTGGTTCTACTACATCGGTGAGAACAGCGGCATCCTCACGCCGAAGCAGTTCGGCAAGCCGGATCCGATCGACGATCTCATTCGCAAGCTCTACAGCAGCGGCAAGCCTGAGGACAGACTCCTCGCGAAGAAGCTGGCTCCTAAGATGCGCTGTTATGCTCCCGTCATCGTACGCGGTGAGGAAGACAAGGGAGTCCAAATCTGGAGCTTTGGAAAGTTGGTCTACCAGCGCATGCTCGGTTTCTTCCTCGACGAAGACGTGGGTGACATCCTCTCGCCTTCGGAAGGCTTCGACCTGAAAGTTTCGATCACGAAGCAACCAGGTAAGCAGTACAACGACACGACCGTCGATCCTGCACGCAAGTCTTCGGCACTTCATTCTGATGCAGCGACTGCTCAGAAGTGGCTCGATGGCATTCCAAACATCGACGATATGTACCGCCTCAAGTCTACGCAGGAGATTGAGGCGGTCCTCAACAACTGGCTCAACGGCGGCGGCGCCGAACCGACTCAGGAAGGCGGCTCCACAAGAGGCGCGGAGCCGGTCGATGAGCTTGAGAGCTTAGTCGCCGAGGTCAAGCAGGCTGCTCCTTCCGAGAAGAAGGTCACAAAAAAGTCTGAAAAGCCTGAGGCGAAGAAGCAATCTCTAGACGATGCATTCGCCGATCTAATCGGCGAGGACTGAAATAAAACGGGAGTGAGCACTCCCGTTTTTTTGTTATCAAATTCTTACAATAGGAGAAATAATGGCAAAGAAAGAAAAGATTGAGTCAGAACAACTGACAGCAAAAAAAAGCGGCGTTGATGATATGATGAAAGATCTCATCACATCGATCAACAAAGAATTTGGAACGCGAGTCGCATACAATCTCTCCGAGATGGATGCTCCTACCATCGTGAAGAGGTGGATCGACACGGGTTCCATTCAGCTCAATTACGCCATCAGGAATGCCGCAGGTGGAGGGTATCCTGAAGGAAGAATCATCGAGATTAGCGGTGCTCCTTCGAGCGGTAAGTCTCACTTGGCTTATCATGCAGCTTCGGTTGCTCAATCTCTTGGTGGATTGGTAGTTTACGTAGATACTGAAAATTCTGTTCCTGTACAGAAGCTGGCAGATATGGGCATTGATGTCAGGAAGAGATTTGTCTATGTTGACACCCACTGCACTGAGGAGGTATTTTCAATCATAGAGTCTACGATTACCAAGGCAAAACAGATCGTAGATAAAAACGTTCCCATTGTTGTCATCTGGGATTCTGTGGCGGCAACTTCACCAAAGGCTGAGCTCGACGGTGAATACGAAGACAACACCATTGGCCTACAAGCTCGTGTTATCTCAAAAGGCATGCGCAAGATCACGGGGGTGATTGGACAGAACAATGTGACGCTTCTGTGCATCAATCAGATCCGTGACAAGATCGGTGTTCTCTACGGAGACCCTACAACGACACCGGGTGGTTGGTACTAAGCTGAGCCTCCCGTAAAAAATTCCGTGAATTGCTGGAAACTCCTTAGAGCTCTCATTGCTACAACGTGATTGGCAACGATGAACGTGAATGCAGAAAAAATGAGAGATTGGACAATCAGCAGCCAAGCACCATGGCGACATGGTGAAGGTTCAGAGACTAGTGTTAGTAATCTTACAATGAACTCCATACCTATTCATATGCAAGAAGAAAACACCTCGAGCGCGGAACAGCAAGTAAAGTGCAATGTATGCGGTAAAGTCATGAAATCTATTACGAACACTCATTTGAAGAAGCACGGACTTACGTGCGATGATTACAGGATTAAATTCCCGGAATCATCAATGGGAGATTTTTCTAGATTTGATTCATGGCGCTCAAGTGAAGAAAACAGGCTCAACATGAAGAAAGCAAACGAGCTTGTGTATTCGACACCTGAGATTCGAGAAAAGAGGAAGCAAAATCTTCTTCTAAAGATGAAAACTGATGAATACAAGACATCTCTTTCAGATGCAATGAAGAGATATGCTCAGACACCTGAAGGAAAGTACAGGCTATCTAACAAACCTGTTACTTCAAGAATGAAAATGTCAAATTTTCAACGTTGGGTCGATGAGCTCGGGATGGAAGAAGCAATTAAGCACCAGATTGATTGGCAGTCTAAAAATGTCTTGCCAAGCAAGTCCCGTAACACTAAGCCTGAATTACAGTTCTCTGAGATGATGAGAATTGCAGGTATCAAGTTCATTCATCAATTTCCTCTCCCTCGTTTTTACTGTGACTTCTATCTACCAGACTACAATTTGATCATTGAAATTGATGGAGACTACTGGCATGCAAATCCAGCCACTCATTCACCGGACGATCTAATTGGTCCAAAGAAGTTGTCAGCACGTCAGATTTGGGCAAACGATCTTTGCAGAAGAGAACAAATTAAATCACTCGGTTATGGCGTGATGAGAATTTGGGCTTCTGAATTGAAGAATAAAACTGCACAAAATCTTGTTGAAGATATAGTCCGACACTGTGAGAAATTACAGTGACAATCGAAAGCAATACCATTTCATGCTTCTGTCCGCATCTCTCTCACGAGCGGCACGCCCGTCAAGGACAAGGACGGAAACATCATCGGCATCCACGTCATCTGTACCCTCAAGAAGAACAAGGTGGCTCCACCCTTCAAGAAGTGCGAGTTCGACATCATCTTCGGCAAGGGCATCGTGGAGCATGAGTACATCTTCGACGAGGTCCGCGCTTGGTGTAAAGAAAACGGCGGTGCGATCCTCGACGACAGTAAGGTCACAATTACAGGTGAAGGCGCATGGAAAGAGCTCGTCGTCTCTTCTGAAAAGACGGGAGAAGTACTCATCACCAAGAAGTTCTACAAGGCAGACTTCGGTGAAGTGATGAAGGACGAGAAGTACAAGAAG